TTAACGATGCTCCATCTGATTGGGAAATAATTATGTTATGGTATAATGTACATGATGGCGGATTCATTGATTCTAAATTTGTAAAACAATATGGTCAGCATTATTATGCATTATCATACTTGATAAATAAAAAAGGCGCACAAAGACTTATGTCTGACATTTTGAAAGACGGCAAGTACTTTTTAGAACCCTCAATAAATTCACATAGGGCTGATACTTATTTGTACGAGAAACTTACGACTTATATATATAAATTTCCCTATTTTGTTTATAGAACAGAAAATGATTCATATTTACATCCTGAACATTTAAGATCGCATGTTTTAGATAAAAATAACGCGCTGCGTGCATATGCGGCTATTTAAGGTCTATCCGTGGACTTAATACTCTTCCATTATAACGTCTGGGTTAAAGAGACTAACAGTATACATTGTGTTACTAAAAGAAAGATACACTTTATTGCACATAGACAATGCCAAACATTCATTTAATATATCGGACCCAAGTTTATATCCAGCTTGATCATCTGTTAGTTGTGTAATTACGTCTTCGTTATCATCAACCATACGCGTTATATTGTCAAAATAGTAAATATCATTGTTGAATATAGTTTTTGCTATATCAATATAGGTTACAACATCTGTTGCTAAAAATATTGAATAATCTTTATTTTCTGAATCTAGTTTTTCTTTTACCTTTGTCAATCTATCTTTAATTGATATAGTTATATATGAATCTTGGTGAATTTTTTTTTGCACATAGCTTCTCATATGTAGTCCAATCAAAGGTTTTTCTTTTTTCAATCTGTTAATATTATCTACAATCTCAGGTAGTCTAATGAAATCATATTCTTTATTAAAATTGGTAATATATTTGTTATTTGGTTCACTCTGCATAATTGGTGCTATAGGGTTAAAAAAGGGATAACTATCGATAATACCTAACTGTAAACAGTACTGTTTGTAGTTTGATATATCTAAAATGTTCTCCTTTCTTTTAAAATAAAGGAAAAAAGAATTAAAATATTTTGGATTATGATATTTAAAATGGTCATTATTTTTACTAAAATGTGGTAAACAAATAATGTTTGGATTCATTTCCTTAAAATAATACATATTTTGCATAATTAAAGATAATTGTGAACCCATCCCACTGGTTCCATTTAGTAAATTTATTATAATATTGCTTTCAGTTTTTATATTTTCGTTATCTGAAATTAATGAATTGATATCATGATATATTGTAAGACCAGATATATCTATATTTTCATATGGGTTTAACTTATATTCGGGCTCCTTGCCATTATATGTCATCATTTCATAATATTTATTGTAAGACAAATAACATATAATAACATATAACGAAGAGAAGAATTAAGAAAAAAAGAATTATTATTAATAATATTTTTTTGAATTCAACGACTTGTCCCATTATATAATAATAGCAGATAATATCTATTTCCCAAACATACTTAAGGTCTATCCGTGTTTTTTAAGGTCTATCCGTGTTTTTGTATCCATTTGGATACAAAAACGTGGTTAGCTGCTATCTCTTTCACGGACGAATTTCATTCGTCCACGAATAGAGATTAAGCTTCGCAAAATCCAAATGGATTCCGCTTCGCTTAAGGTCTATCCGTGGTTTTGTATCCAAATGGATACAAAACCGTGGCTAGCTGCTATCTCTTTCACGGACGAATTTTATTCGTCCACGAATAGAGATTAAAAAACGTGGTTAGCTGCTATCTCTTTCACTGACGAATATAGATTGAAACTAAAAAATATAAAATTGTCGTTATAATAAAATACATGCCAAACTATTATGCTTGGTTTTTTAAATAAGAATGTGAAACATGTCAATTTTGAATCCATAAAACATGCCATCTGTCATCCATCGGACTACTATCTTATTAATACATTGATTGCAACAGATCAAGATTGTTTGATAAAAAATACTCTCTCATCCGACCGCGAAGAAACCGCCATCAATGAACTAATCAATAACTATGATTTTTATAACAAAAAAATCATCGTCTATGGGAAAAACGCATGCGACGAATCCGCAGAAAAAAAGGCGCGCCAGCTCATGGGACTCGGGTTTCAAGAAGTGTCTGTATATGGTGGTGGGCTTTTTGAATGGCTTCTTTTACAAGACATCTATGGTTCCTCTGAATTCCCCACGACGAAACTGGTACTAGATATTTTGAAATATCGGTAAAATGATTCATTCAGTTAAATTTCACAATAATATTCACCGACTCCTTTTTGATGCATTTACACGCAGAAATGGAGAGCTCTTCGCGCCTCTTTCTCGTTCTTCCTCCCAGATTATCCGAAACATCATCTTGTTCCGTCGGACTATTCTTCCTCCTGGAAGTACTATTCCGATGATTCATATCCTCTTCTATTTCTGCGTAGTTTTCCTCAATGAAATCAATTACCCGGTTCTCAATCGCCCACTTGAAAAAGTTTAGTTGTCCGATTGTCGTCTCCATATGTTTCTCTCCATCATAGGGTATAGAAATTCGTTCCCACCTACAAAATGGATCAAAACGCTTCTTGGAATACGCCTTCAGTTTCAACTTATAGTCATTATATATCTTGAATCGGATTGAACCTAGCGTTGGATGATAGATATCATACATTGTATAGAATTTTTTTGCAAAATTCGTCACAAACCAATCCACGATTCGCAAAGAAATACGGGATTCGCCATTAATAATCCGCATCATTTTAACGAGGTTCTCTTTATTCTTATAAAAGTCCATCAAATTTTTCATAAGAAGTTCATTTTGGGTATGAAGCGTCGTGCTATTATATAATGACATGTGTTATGTCATGGTATTTCATTTCGTTTTTATGTTGTTTTTAGGTGGCTATATTTTTTCCATTAGTTCAAGACTGTTCGTATAGCACCCCGTCTTTTATTTTTACGCGATTTGTTTGCTAGACGGAATGCGCGACCGGAATGACTACAACCCTCCTCTATAATTTTGAAATCCACGGCGGCAGCTTTACCACCTGTAATCGCGCTAGCCAATCGTGCGATTCCCCAGGATTGTGCCGTCTGATTTGGCCGCGAACCCGATGAAAAATAAGCTCCCTCACCTTTATTCACTATTTTACGAAGGGCGGCGACAGAGCAACCGGTCGCTTTGGCGAGTTGTCCGGAGGGGGCGATTTTATCCATTTTGTACATTTTCCGGGCATTTGCGACGTGACCCGACGGTTTACTATGAAAAGAGGGCAATTGTTTACGAGTATAGTATTTGCCCTGTTTGTATAATCGCCGGGATTTTCGTAACATCCTGGCTTGTATCTCTTTATCGCGCCTGGATAATGTTTTTGGTAAATATCTTTGGGGGACTCTTATTTTCGTCATTTCATAAAATAGATATAGCTATAGAATATCTATTTATTATTTTTCTCAAAGAGAGATTGCACGGAAATTCGTATTCTTGCATTGAACCGTTTTACTGCTTCTAAATGAAAATGCCGGTGCTCACAATCTCCTTCCATAATAGGTTGCGAATTATGATCCAATCTAGAATAACAGATAGGCAAATTGATTAACGCTAGGTTTTCTTTCAAAATATCGGGTGGGAAAAGCGAAATATCAATGTCAGAGCTATAGTGACAATTTAAAAACTTTTCGGTTTTGTACATAGAGAACCCATTGAATGCTGATAAAACGGGGATCAATTCGTTCGGACGATTGGCTTTATAATCCGATAATATTTCATTGATGTATTTCTTTATTGCATCCACTGCGGGTTGTCTCGGTTGAAAATGATCAAACCCGAATAGAAGCGGTGGTATAGATAACGCCCATAAATCATAATAGCCATCTTCGCGGTCAAATGATATCGCATCCCATTCGTCCTGGCGATCTATCATACTTTGGAGAACCGGGGGGCGGATTTTACCCGTGCACGAATACCGATTACTATCCATCATAATAAAAAAGGGGTAGTCTGCGAATTGTTGCCGGATAATTTCCAAGATATAATTTCGCGCTTTGGAAATGTTTTCTGTTCTTATCGGCGATTGCTTTTCCAGGTTTTTCATAATAATAATGGGTAGATCGGAAGATTCCAAGATTTCCAGAGAACGATCGCTGGATTTATCATAAAAAGCGACGATTTGTATGGTTTGAAAAAGGGGGCGTAGATCCTGAATATTTTCAAGAATAACGGGGAGACCTTCCTCATTGTTGAAAACACAAAGTCCGATTACAACCTTGATATCCGTGTACATTTTTATAAAAATATAATGTGTGAGAGCTTTATATTTTTATTCACAAAAAACCTATAATCGCGATGATTGGTAAACAATGACGACAAACAATAAAAGAAGAGCAAAGAAAATCGGGTATAATAATCTATTCTTCTTATTATTATAGCGAATCACCATAAATATGGCGATGAACAAGAGAAACACAAAGAGACCGATGTATAATGTGTAATTATTATTATCATTCACATTCATTACTGAAAACCCCTCTTTATCAATTTCTAGTTTATAAAATAAATATTTGTATCTTTTCATACAGTCGTCATAACCCTGTTTATCTTTTGGTATTTTGTTTAGCTGTGCTTGATAATGATTGAAGCGTAATACTTCTTCGGGAGGAATTACTACTTCATTTTTAACAGCCACATCGTGCAAGTGCAAATGCATAGTTTTATAAAGCTTCTGTAGTTCTTCATTCATATAAATATCGGACATTTCAAAATTTTTCAAATCCATAGCCTGTATTTGTTCTATGTCTACGAAGTCTTTGACTCTTACTATATTCTTTGATCCGCCAGTACCCGCTGGCATATAGAAATTTTCACAACGAAAATCCTGAGTTACTAGTTTATTATTTGCTTCAAACCTATGAATAAAGCGTTTTTGACCCAAAAATATACGCGAGACATTTTCTGGCTGGTCGCGTAGGTACTGTGGAATGTTTATTTCATTTTTACTATATAAAAATTCGTCCAAATCCATTGTTGCGACCCACTCAGTTTCGTCTGCATATCGTTTAATGAAATCCATTGTCGCCCAGTCTTGTGCATATACAATATTATTGTTTTCATCTCTCGGTTGCCATTTTGTATAGGTGATTTTATCGCCGTATTTTTTCATAATGGCGTCCAATATGGCCTTGTCTTCTTCTGGTTCATCCAATCTTATGGGATCTCCGTTCTTATTCACTTGTCTTGATGGGTCATATTCGGAGATGGAACCATCATTGTCATATAAATAAAAATGGTCAAACCCGAGGTTTATGTAATAAATAAGGAATTCTTCTAACCATTTCGCGTTCTCATTTAACCTAAATACGGTTTGAAAGGATAAGAAATATTTCTTCGTCATTTATAATATTGTTATATTTTTTCAAAAATGTTGAAAGGTTCGGATCGGGGTTTTCGTATGTTGCGTCGGAAACGTGTAAAATATTTGAATTTGTAATTACCTTTGTACATTGTATATGAGTAGAGGACATCATAATAAACGCGAAGAATCTTATTGTTTTATTATTGAAGATGATGTAGCATGGTTCATTGGCTGGGTAGAGGGATGTATTTTGGGGTCTTGTTTTACATGGTATATGGAAGAAGTTGTGGAGCCCGGAATTGCAGAGGATATGATTTTGGGTGCTTTTCGGGGGTATGAAGACGCGGTCCATGCTGAGGGGTATTGCTGAATTGATTAGATAACGGGAATTTTAGTTACAATCGTAATTTACTGCATTATGAATACATAATTTTTAGAATATTATCTATTCATATTGTAATATGTGTGAGTGCGTCGGGTTTTGCTTATGTCTACTCTCGGGAGCTGTGTTATCCTACTATGGTTGTAGTGCAACCTGTCAAAATAAAGCTATTGAAGATGGAAAGGAACCGAAATGAGGTTAGGGAATGCAAGAAAGTTTTTGTCCGAGGTTTCAGTTTTTGTTTTTGGAAATCAAAAGCTGAAAAAATACACCCTTGAATATTTCATCTCTATCCGTAGTTTTAACCTTCGCAAAATCCATTTGGATTCCGCATCGCTTTGAAAACGTGGTTACCTGCTATCTCTTTCACGGACGATTTTCATTCGTCCACTAATAGAGATTAAATAAATATATATTTATATATAATAATGCCTGGACGGGCCGCTTCACCTTCACCTTCACAACCACGACATCATACACATTTTGATTCATTTGCACGTACATCTTCCGGTAGCATATTTCCTCTAGGTTATAAACTTGGTTCTTGGTTTAATAAAAGACACACATCAAATCCTGATGTTTATAGTGTAGATTCTGATGATGTTTATACGCGTGCAGAATTAAATGAACAACATATTGAAGATAAAGAAGAAAGAAAACAAGATAGACGTAGACTAAGGTTTCTAGGAAGAAGAGACCCAAGTAAATGGTTTAACGAAATTATACCTTATAAACTCGTAAATGCTTCTGAATTTGAAAAAGATGAAATAATTGAAAGATTGAAAGAATCAAATGAATGGAATATTAAAAAAGGGCCAAATGATAATTTTATTTTGTGTCTACCTAATATTTGTGTTATAGTGACAGCTGCTATACTTGCATATATAATTAGTCAAATTGGAGGTGGTAATAAAAAAAATAAAACTAGAAGGAATAAAAAAAAGAGAAGACACACGAAAAGATTTAGTGAAAATAAAATATAACTTTGAAAAGATTATGGTTTAGGATTTTTGGTAAAATTAGGGTTTTAGGACTATTCGTCCACGAATAGAGATCATGTTGTTTCAGCTTTTTGTTTTTGGAAATCAAAAGCTGAAAAAATATACCATAAAAATGGTGATAAAGCCAATCCGTAAAATTGATTTATGTTTTCAGGAACATTGAAAGTTATTATACAATGGTCCATGCGCGATGTTGTGGTAAAGACCGCAAAGGTGATGCTTGTAGGAACAAGGGTCTCGGTGAATCCAAGTTTTGTAAATTTCATGAGCATATGACGGATTATACCGATGAAATGTTGGCGAATCTGGAATTATGCAAGGGATGTAACAAAATGTACTTCTTCGGAGGTGAAACGAAAACCTGTGAAAACTGTAAAAATCGTGGAAAAGAAAACAAAATTAAGAAAAAGGAGACGATTGTTTTATGTGAAAAAGAGGGATGTAAATACAAAAAGAGTGCCGAAAATAAATATTGTGGAAAACATCAGCTGTGTGTTTTTGAAGATGAAACGAAAGAACAAGGTAAAAAGATGTGTCGCAATTATGTTCGCGGATGCCGCGCGAGACTGGATTTGGAGTATCCGTTTTCCAATTGTGGTGATTGTCTTGCAAAGGAGCGGGAGCATGATGCTTCTAGACGTGATGTCGTTGTTGAGAAAAATGCAGATAATGCAAATTCAGAGACGAGGTTTTGTACAACCTGTTACAAGGAGCTTACAATGGAACATTTTGTTGGAGAAGTGTCAGAGGTAACAAAAACATGCGATGTTTGTCGGGAAAAATGCAAAATACAAGACGCAAAGCGCGACCGGGAACATCGTAATGAATTGGCCAGGAAAAACGAGGCGAAACCCGAAAACATTTTGAAGAAGGCTGAATGGAGAGAGGAAAATTATGAGAAAGTCGCGAAAACATGGATGGATTCCCGACAAAGAAAAATGGAGAATCTGGGGATGGAAGAATATCTGAAACAGGGCGCAGAATCGGCAAAATTATGGAGGGAAAAACATCCAGAAAAAATGGCAGAAACAAATGAAAATAAGAAAAACAGCCGGGAACAAAATTTCAATATTTACAAAAGAACGGCGGAATATAAAAATTTGGAATTTGGTCTAACATTTGAAGATTTCGTGAATATCGCAGAAACGGGTTGTTATTATTGTGGAGAATTGCGGGAACGCGGATTCAACGGAATTGACAGAGCAGATTCAGGAAAGGGTTATATTCTTGAGAATTGTGTAAGTTGTTGTGAGATGTGTAATTTTATGAAGGGGTCTACGAGTGACCAAGTGTTTATAAAACGGGTTGAGCATATTTTGACTTTTCAGGGAAAAATACAGGGACGAACCTTTCCTGAGTGTTTTGCGAATCACAATTCTCGCTCTTATATGGATTATATGCGTAGAGCGAATAGAAAGGGTTTGGACTTTCTAATTACCCAAGACGATTTTGATGAAATGATGAAAAATATGTGTTATATTTGCGGGAAAAAACCTCAGGACAACCACTGTAATGGAGTAGACAGAGTAAATAACGATTTGGGATATATATCAGGAAATGTAAAAACATGTTGTGGAGAATGTAATTATATGAAAAGAGAATTTGATTACGATATCTTGATGGAGAAATTTAAATTAATATATGAAAATCATAAAGAAGATGCATACTTGACAACCGATGTAAACGAAGTACAAATTAACAACATTGGAAGAACAAATAAGAAAACCAAACAGCAGATTGCGAATGAGGCCATTCTTAGGAAAGAAACGAACAAAAAGACACTTTATGATAGATATAATGACGAAGAATACAAATGGCAGAGAGCAAGGGAATTGGCTGAACAGCGAAAACTCAATAAATAATTGATTTATTGGAATATATTTTATGATATAATGTGGTGTATTTTTATTTTACTCGTGCGAGTAAAATAAAATTAGATAATTAAATTATTATGACAGCATATATGCAGTTCAACTAATTCGAGTAAGCTACACCTGCCATACCAGACATAATTCTCAACACATTGTAATTCACAGCGTACACACGGACCTTGGCGGTAGAAGTTCCAGTAACGGTGGGGGCAGAGAGGACGAGCTGGAGCACTGCATTATCAATGCGAGAGAAGTTGCACGATCCCGAGGGTTGGTGCTCCTCAGGCTTGAGTGCAAAGGAGTACACATTGATACCAGTGTCGGGAGAGCGAGAGTGGTGTTGGAAGGGCTGGACAACGTCAAAGTAAGAGCCCTCGCGCTCAGAGAAGCGGTCCTGGCCGTTAAGCTGGAGCTTAGCAGTCACGACTGGGTTCTCGCCCCAGCAGTGCATGTCAAGAGCAGTCTCGGCGAGCACGAAGGTGCCGGCATCAGAGACACCAGAAGCTAGAACAGAAGCATTGGGTGAGCCAGTACCAAAGATACCAGCGGGGTATTGTCCAGAGGCTTGAACATCAACATCACCAGCAAGCTGGAAAAGACCAGAGGTGTTAATGAAGGCGTTGGCACCAGAGACCTCGGAGGGACCAGCGAAGGCGTGGATGGCGTTGGGGAGAGCATCAATGGCGTCAGTGTAGTTGAAGGGCTGGGCACCGAGGGTCTTGTAGAGGACGGATCCACCGTTGAGGGAGTCGCAGTAGTCCACGTTAGCATCAGGCTGCACAACCCATATCAACTCCTTGCAGGGGTGGTTAAAATTTAGCTTGATCTTGTTGGAGGAGGAACCCACAGACTCGTCACCAGTGAACTGGAGTTGCTCAATAAGGTACTCGTGGGGGTTCTGTGCCATCTTGCGGCGCTCATCAGTGTCAAGGAAGATGTAGTCAACGTAGAGAGAGGCGGCAACAAGGGATTGCTGGTAGGCAGCAGGGACAGAGACGGAAGCACCGTTGGATCCATTGAGGGTCTTGACTGCCCAGAGGCACTCAGAAATGGGGCGGATATCAAGGTTGATCTTCACCTCGTGGTATTGGAGAGCAATAAGAGGGAGGGCAAGGCCGGGGTTGCGGCAGAACCAGAAGAGGAGGGGAATGTAAAGAGTGGTCTCGGGAAGAGCCTTGCGAGGAGCGCACACTTGGGCGGGTCCACCGGCAGCGGCGCAGGGGCCGGAAACCTCAGCGAAGGTAGGGTCGCAGATGTAGGTAAGCTGGGTGGTGTTACCGATCATTCTCCAGTAGCCCTTGCGGTGCTCGTTGGAGAGGGTGACCTGGTTCCAGATGTGCATCCAGTCACCGTATTGGCGGTCAATGCGTTGGCCACCGATCTCAACCTCAACCTGAGCGATCATCTGCTCTCCGATGTAGTCAAGCCAGCGGGCATAAACGTTGTTACCAGCACCGGTGGGGGCCATCTGCTGGTTGATCTCAGGGAGAACAACCTGGAGGTAGGTGCGGTAGCAAAGATCACCATTACGGGAGATCGTGCAGGTAACACGGCGACCGAAGTCAGCCTGGCCAGAGAAAGTCTGCTCAATAGACTCCATGGCGAAGTTGGTGTGGCGTCTGTAAGACACCTTCCAGAAAGTGATTTCAGGAGTTCCGGTGAGGAAAACGTCCTGGGCTCCGTAAGCGACAAGTTGCATAAGTGCTCCTCCCATGCTGCGAAATGTGTGTTATATACTATACAAAGAAAAAAATCTGGAGGATATTGCTAAATAAAAATAAATAAGACGTTACAAAATGGTATCGTAATGTTTATTGAAACATTTTTTTGGAAAATGCGCACCATAATTCATGCAAACTAGACGAATCAATCAAATAAATTATAGTACAAATGAACAATTTCTACTGTTTTTTCTGTTTTATTTGTTGACCAATATTCTATTTGCTCAGAAAGCGCATTCAAACGATTGGTCCATTCTTCATTTTTTTCTTTGTTTATAATAAATATTCCTGTTTTATTCGCCTTCCAGCAAGATTTCACTATTTCATTATTCCTATTTACATACGAGTCTGGATTAAAACGAATGAACACAAGAGGTCTATGACCGATGTCCTGAGAAATTTCCATTAAGCGTTTGTTTTCACAACTACAATCGTAATCTATATGTTGATTTTCATCAATCTCTACAATAACAACTTGATACCCAAGATCCAATAATAGATCGGGTCTTCTACGTGAGCATCCGTCCTGAACCCTCCTATCTGAAGTCCATGTAAATTGGGAAAATTTTTCCAAAACGAAATCTGCAATCGCTTTTTCTTTTGTTTTGTAGTTACGAGCAACCGCCTTGTCTGGAAACAGATTCACATAACAAAACATACAATAACCATCATATTTTGATTTGTTTGTATTTGTATTACACCAAGTAGACCTACATGTTTTACTCAAAACATCTACCATATTATCCAATTTATGAGAAAGGCAAAATCTTCCGCGTTTTTCATTGGAATAATTGTATAATGGTCTAATTTTACATGATTGTATCTCACATTTATCATGCTTCACATCCAACATGTCTTCCGTTTTATGCTCACTGCAATATAGAGGCAAATCTTCATTCTCATAATTAAACGATGGCGTCTTTCCGCAACCCTCTTCTGCACATTTTTTATGTTTTCCATTATACATCCCCTCAAACTTATGCTCAGCACAGAAGCGACAGTGAGTATCTTCCAAGAATCGGTAGGAAGGAGACACACAGCATCCCTCATATTCACACCGACTATGCTTTACATCTATCATGCCATCTTCTCTGTGCTTAGAGCAGAATTTACCAACTGTTTCACCCTCTACATTGAATTGTGCAATCACATTACATCCCGACGCTTCGCACCTATTCCCGGTGACATTGACCATCCCTTCCAACTTATGTTCTACGCAATATTCTCCCTTCTTCTCACCCGGCCTATTATAAATCGGTATGGTATAACACTTTGCACCATTCGCGCCTTTACATCGCTTTGCTGATAGGTTTATCATTCCAGGCAATGCATGCTCACCACAAAACTTGGGTTTTGCACCGACAATATTGAATGTCGCACGCTTACCACTGCACCCAGGATTTTCACACATCTTATTCACGACATTCACCATACCCTCCATTTTATGGGAAGCGCAGAATTTTGGTTTTTTCTCACCAGCAACATTGAAGAATGCCTTCACTGTGTGGCATGTTGCACAATTTACCATGATTCGTCTATAAAAATGCGGAAATGGCTTTATGTTGTTTTGTATGATAAATGATACTGATATAAAAACTTCGTCATATCATATGTTAGCATAACCCAGATGACAAACGAAGAAGTAATACAACAATTACGTGACGAATTGGAAAAGACAAAACAAGAGCTTGAGAGAACAAAGGAACATTTGAAACGGTACACCGCACCTGCTCATAAGAAAGAATACTATGAAAAAAACAAGGAAGAAATAAAAATCAAAAAGAAAGAATACAAGCCAACCGATGAACAGAAGAAGAAGTGGGCGAGAACCGCGTATTTAAAGAAGAAGGAAAAGGCAGAAAAAGAAAGGTCCGCGGAAGAACAGGCTTAGATAATTATATATTTTCACTGAAACTATATAAAGCAAATTCACAGAATATAGTATAGAATGAACTCAGCGAATTCATTGACCGTGCCAGCGGACTCTGGTGATGCAAACGCGCAACAACTAACCCTATCGGATGTAGGAGAGGGTGATGATTTGTTTCAGATAATGAAAACTCAGATGAACACGGAAGAGGAACAGATATTTATGGTGAGTCATTATTTATACTTGCAACACGGAACTGATAACACGAAATTTGTGGTGGATTTTGATGATGTTTGGAAGAATGTGGAATTTACACGACGAGATAGTGCAAAAAAATTATTGGTAAAAAATTTTACACAGGATTTAGATTACAAAATAGGCGCTCCGCCAAAAAGCGGGGCGCCCAAAGAGAAAGATTTGGGTGGTGGACAAAATAAAGAATTTATTCTTCTCACCGTTGATTGCTTCAAAAATTTCTGTATGATAGCAGCGACACCAAGGGCAAAGGTAATTCGTACCTATTATGTCAAAATGGAAAATATAATGCATGAATACTACAAGCAATTCAAAATAAAAAGTGGTGAATTACAAAATTCTTTACAAGTCGTTCAAAACTCACTACAAGAAACAGAACATTCTCTGCAACTCTCCCAAAAGGAAACGGCCATCAAAAGACACGAAGTACTCATTGAAAGCAACAAAAACAAATGGCTCGTTTATTTTTGCAAAATTCAAGATAACCCCGATGGAAGTTTCATATTGAAAATTGGAGAAACGGTGGATATCAAGCAAAGAATGGACGCGCTACGATGCGATTTCGGAACCGCCCTCGTTGTCTTGGATGTATTTGTCTGCGAAAATAGTATCAAATTTGAAAAGGCATTGCACAACAGCGCTGAACTCGTAAAGTACAAATATAGTCAATTAGAGCATAAAAATAAGAAATTTTCAACAGAGGCCTATCGCATTCCTAACCAGAAGGAATATGAGAAGATTGTAAAATTTGCCACTGGCAAAATGAACGAATACAACAATATTGACATTACCAAACTGCGAATTGAAGAAAAACGGATTGACTTGGCTACAAAGTTGCTTCCATTTTGTAAAAGTTACGATGACGTTGCGAATTTGTTCACAAAACTAACTCTGCAGTTGAATGTAGAAAGTGAGGTTGAAATACAAACCGAACCCGAGAACGAAGTGGACGAATCAGCCGAATATGTATCACAAAGTGTCCCCGATTCACTAAGTGCTCCAATTGTAAATACACTCCATGAACAACCGCCAACGACCTCAGCCAATGCAACCGGCCCCCTCGTCCAAATATACCACAAAAACGATTTACAAAAAGTCGTCCAAGTCTACACCAGCATCATGGAAGCAACTCGTGATTTCAACTACAACAATCAAACCGCATCATTCACCGCAATCAAAAAGGCACACCAACACAAAACACTCTATCTAGACCATAGATGGCACCTCATTCCGAATCGCCAAGAAACCGATTTGCACAAACCACGTAATATTGGTGAAACGGTCATTACCAATGAGCGAAACCAAGGCCAAGTCGCCATGTTGAATATTGACAAGACGAAAATCATCAAAGTCTTCCGATTAGCAAAGGATGCAGCGAAAGATATTCTACAGCATCCGACCGCCATGTGTACCGCCATAAAACATTCATCTCCATTGAACAATCATTATTGGATGCGCTGGGAAAATGTGAGCCCATCCCTAAAAACCGCATTTCTGCAATCAAACGACCTCCCCAACAAAGAACCCAATGTACGAGGAACAAAAATCAGACTGATAGATCCGGTAACAAACAAACTCATCAAATTATTCGCATCCTACACCGATATCCAGAAAGAGCTGAAAATATCAGTCAAGAAAATCAAAGAACTCGTTTCCACGGGTCAAATATACCGGGGTCAATACAAATTCGCCATATTATAACATTATCATGCATTCCAAATTCCGGGAAGGCATGATAAAAAGGGACCATTACATCGTCCGATTGGAAAGAATAAAAGTCTCTAAATAATTCTCTTTGAAAACCTCGCGTCGGTTCTCGTGCTTCTTCGTAAAAATATAGGCGTCGTCCACTTTTCTCACTTTCCAACCATTATCCAATGTATTCATAATAAACATCATTTTCTGATAGTCTTTCTTATTTATTTCAATAAGAGTGACGACATTATTATCCATACTTGAAACCCTATGAAATACTATGAGAGAACGAATGTCCCATTTTTACGATTTGCCCATAGATTTTGTCATACAATTGTGATGGAATGGTCCGCTGTTTTGGACCATTTTCTGTATAAGATGCATTCAATGCGCGATAAATTTCTATTGGGTTCGTGCCGTTGATAAAAATCCACAAAAGATAGAAAACAACCAATATCACCGATATGACAATTTCGCGATGAGTTACCTTTCGGTTCCATAAATAAAGCAATGGGAGAACCTTGATACAGAAATTAATAACACAGTATTTCATTATATTATAAAAGGGAAGCCTCGTAGTTTGAATAATCAAAGCATAAACTCCGACCAATAGATTATCCAAGACCCCCAAAATCAGAAGTCCTTTCGGAGCTTCATCTACAAATTTGAAAAAGTACAATAAAAACCATGCGAATATCCAATAAGAAAATATGAAATCGTCTCTTACCAATCTCCGAATACCCATCCTATAGAAAATACATCCTATTTTTTCTAATTCACATTTGTAAAATCCGCGATGTATGTTTGTCCACGTTCTGTATAAAAATATCCAGCGACTTTACATTCTCATTCGCCATGACGTCATCGTTCAAAAAACAAATCATATCCAGGACAATCTTGATCTTCTCCGTAGTCCATAACTCATTCAATTGAAAAAGAACCTGCTCCGTATACGATTTCGTCATTTCATCTTCGCGAAAAAGAACCGACCAATACATCTCTTTGACATAATTGTCCATCAATACATAATAATAATTCAAACATAATCGTATGAGCGCATTATGTTTATAGGTTTCGCTCAATTGTATGATTCCGCGCTGGGCGCAAATGAAGAGGTCCACCATCTTGGGATTTCGCTTCCGGGCGTCTTTGTTCAAATATTGTTTACAGGCCAAATAGATCGGATTATACAAATATTGCAAATCCTCTTTTGTGGTATGAAATAGATAGCGCGAAACGCCTTGAAAAATACCCGGCTCCTGAATATGCACGACATTTTCTTTTATGAATAATTTTGCGCCCACGGGTTTATTACTTAAAATGGCCAGTTTGATAATAACTGAAAGCGGGTCCAAAATCGGCGGTTTGTTTGTGACGGGTTTGCTGGGTGCTATCTTTTCGTTGTTTTCTGTATTCGTTTTGGTAATATCTTGTAATATTTGTTCGTCGGATTTAACAGGAACAGATGCTTCACGCTTTGCATCGGATTTCTCCCGCTTTTTATTCATATCTTGGTTATAATAACTGGATGAATAGATTGTCTCCAACGTATCCATTATAATAGGCTATTCGCATAGTTTTTATCTCTCTTTCCCAAAAATATTATTATATCTTATCACCGAAAAATACATATAAAAAATCCCCGAGATTTTATGAAAAAGAGTCAAGGTTCTCCCATGAATGTTTCTACGAATAAAAAATTACACCCACCACGACAATTAAACACAATTGACCAAAAGCACGCCGAAATGTTAAACCATTTTCATACATTAGAAACAGAAACCATACCTACTCTACAAAAAGAACGCGAAAATTTGATGGAAATGATCAAATATCTAAAAGACAGCGAAATTGACAAATATATGGAAATTAAAGACAAGGTTCTCCAATTAAACAAAAAGATCAAGGGTATGAAGTCCGAAAAGAAGCAGTACTTTTTGGATAATTCCCGGTATATATTTGACTATTTTGAAGAGAAGAAGAAGATTTCCCATGGAACCAATGATCAAAACAAAAAGGTTCTCAATTCCTTCTTCAAAATCAAAACGGTTGGTTCCGAAACCGATGATATTCAAAACGACAAGTACAATCAATCACGCAAGGCATACCAAACCTATTGGAAAAACGTGAACAATGAGGTGATTAATATGGGTGATTTGGTTGTTCAGACAGATATTTGCGAAATATGCAAACGCGGAGAACTCATTCCACAAGAGGAGGAAGGAATATTGATTTGTAATAACTTTGAGTGTGGTAAATTCGTTTCCTATATTGTTGATAGTTCCAAACCTACAAACAAAGAGCCACCGAATGAAGTTACCTATACCGCATATATTCGCCTGAATCATTTCAAGGAGATTCTTTCGCAGTTCCAAGCAAAAGAGACGACACAGATTCCCGATCATGTCATTGAGGCGATTAAGAATCGCATAAAAAAAGAGCGAATAAAAGACATGTCGCTCTTGAACTACGACAAAATGCGCGAGATATTACGAAAATTAGGCCTCAATAAATATTTTGAGCATATCCAATACATCAATTCGCTCTTTGGAATCAAGCCACCTATTATGAACGAAGAATTACACGAAACCCTATGCGTTCTCTTTATTGAAATTCAGAAACCATGGGCGCTACATTGTCCCAATAATCGTACCAATTTTTTTAATTATACATATACGCTTCATCAGTTATGTGTTTTATTGGACCAGACTCAGTATTTGCCATATATTCCTCTGATGAAAGACCCGATAAAACAAAAGGAACAGGATGCGATATGGAAAGCGGTTTGTGCGGATTTGGACTGGGAATTCATACCGAGCATATAAGTTTTTTTGCAAATAAAAACTTATATTTACCATGGCCAGCAGCTCTTCTTGTTCTTCTTCTGCGTTTTATTACGACGATTTTTACGAGATTTTCCGCCTGCTCTGCTTCTAGATTGCATTATTTTTGCTTGTGCAATTGCAGATTTTCTTGCTGATTTTATTGAGAACAACGCATCCTTTGCCTCTTGTTTTTTTAATCCTTCCACCTCTTTCGCATGGGCGCGACTTCTCCATGCTTCTTCAAAATTCGGGTGTTTTACGCTGACTTTCTTATGAAACTCGTCTCTGGGAATAGATCTTACGATATTTTGCATTTCTTTTCTCAAGTTTGTAGTAGCCTCATCTGAGCATTGTTTTAAGCATTTCTTTCTAGAATCCCTAACCCCCTTATCAAAAATGGCACGCGAAATGGGATATTTGGCCTTGCAAACGCCTTCGCACTTGTGTTGTTCTTTCTCATTCTCATTCACCAATTTGGCAATCTGTCTGGATTGTTCGTCAGGAATATTTGTTTTTATCTTATGACTCTTACTGCTCATAAATATATATATATATGAGAGATTTTTCTAAAGTGTAGAAATCACGACTTCTCTGTAAAAGTATACCAGTCCGGTTTACCGCGTTTTTTCCAGGAAGCAATCTTTTGTTTATCCGCGGTTTGGTAATACTTACGGTAAGCTTCAATGGGGTCATCCGATTTACATTCTACAGGCATAGCTAAAGCGAATTGAGTGAGTCCCGTATGCGGAAATTTATCGGCACTTGGTGCATATTCCCTGAGAAACTTAGCAACAATATAGGATTTATGCATTTTTTCGGGGGGATGATTATAGCGAAATTTCCATTCCTCGTGCATCGCGTCTACTAGTTGCAAGGTCCAGAGATAGTTGTCTAATGACGCCCGCATCCAGATGGTGACGGGGTGATTTTTATGGGCTATTTTATATAGCTTGATTTGATTCTGAATTTCATTTTCAGGATCAACGAGTTGCATTGCAGTGCATAACATTTGCACGGCCTCTAAAAGCATTTTGGAAACATGTTTATCAAACATGAATTCGGCGCACTCTTTGAAATTGAGAGATAGGATAAATAGATTCATATTGGATATAGGATATTTGGGTTAGATATTGGTTTGGCTGTTTTCCAAAAAAAAACAATCAATTTTATAATTATTTATGAAAGTTCTCTCATAAATAATATTTTATGGTGTTTTCATAACAAATCCATTCCATTTTACATGGCAGCCATTCGGAGACCACCGATCAAGTTGCTACCCACGGTTGCACCAAGACCGAATCTGGCAGACTCACCGACGGAGGGAAGGAACACATCAAGGATGGAGAAAGTGGCGGCGGCCGAAAGAGCAAGCAGGATGACCTCTTCAAGGTTGAGGGGCTTGCGTGGGATGACAATCGCAACGACGGAAATGACGAGACCGAGAACAAGGTATTTGATGATCTTCTTGATGAGCTCAGAAATATCAAGCATTTCTAAATATATATTAGATACAGAAAAATAATTCAAAACAGTAAAACTAAATAAAATAAACAATCTCCCTAAATCAACTTAAAAGGTTTTCAGATAGTAAATTACAACAATGACTAGTTTTGAGAGAAAGTTACTAGATTCAGGAAAGCCGAATCCTAAATATATTGACCTATGCGATGAAGATCCACCCGTCGCCGGACAGAAATTCGTATGTATGTCTTTCGTATCCCCGGAGAAGATTCTAAAGAAGCGCGAGGTCTACATCTTTGACAAGTTCGTCCAACAGTGGGATTTTACAAAGTCGCTGGGCAAGTTCAACGATTTCCTTCAATTCATAGCATACAAATATCACCTAAAGATTGAGAACATTACGGATGATTTCACCGAATTCGCAAAAGAGGAAGACGCCAAGTTGAAATCCATGGGCGTAGAAGATGACTACAAGAACTTTATTGATAAAGAAGAGGATAAGCTAAATGCTCAGTTCAATCGCGAATTTTCGTTTCAGACTTCGGTTCGTGGTGTCAAGATTCGTGGAGCATTTGCTACACAGGAGGAGGCAGAGTTGAAGTGCAAGAAGCTTCGCGAGGCAGATCCACACCATGATATTTTCGTTGGTCCAGTAGGAGTATGGATGCCATGGGACCCAGATGCTTATAAGACTGGTCGCATTGAGTTTATGGAAGAGGAGCTCAACCAACTTCACCAAGAAAAGATGAAGAATGAGGAGAAGGCGAAGCAAGAGTTTGATAAAAGAGTCAGAGATACGAAGAGAAAGGCGATAGAGGATAATATCAAGTTGGCAGAGAAATCTGGAAATGTATTGACACAGACAATTGACGAAGAAGGTAATCTGATCGGCGTTCAACAAACGGTTGATTTTGATAGTCGCGAGGCAGCAGATCCTGAAGCGGTAAAGTTGTACAATGAACAAATATTTGAGAACGCCAGAAAGAAGAATGAATAACGCGTTTTTGTGAGAAAAATATAAAAATCTCTTACCATTTGCAAGAGATTTTTCTAGATTGAATCCATGTCCATAACACCATCATGTATATCATTCGCCGTTATACGGAATGTTTTAAAAATTGCATCTTCTAATTGTACCTCCGGGATATGACGATGAACAGTTCTCGCAATCATCTTATAAAGCTTGAAATCGGGATATCGTTCTTCACCATTTCGTTTATACAAAACATTCTTACCATTATCATCCAAGCACCAACGCGCCACGACCTTTTGTAAATCACTCATAGCATTCAATGGCATAGTATGATCATCAATAATAAAGTCATGAATGGATGTTCCCAACCGACATAAATCAAAGCTGAAATTCGGCTCTAACCTAGCCTTATTGGGATTGATAAAGGGTTCACAATTATATTGTGTTGCGGCATCTCCGCCTGGTGCAAAACTATCACTACAATATTGGTTCCCCCCGTATTTATAAATAGCACGTCCAAAATCTATCAGTTTGAAAATACGCCCATAGGTGGGAACCTGATAATAAATCCCCTTGTATTTATAATACAGGAATTCGGCGTCGGTATTGACAAACATGACATTATTTGTATGGAGATCATTATGGGTAAATTGAAACAGGTTCTGATAGGTTATCAACATCATAATAATCTGAAATAATGCGCTGATACCCATGGCGTCATCCAACTCCTCGTTCTCAAAGAGCTCATCCAATGTACCATCACATTTTTCTAGACAAATCATTTGCATGGGGAAATCATGAAGGAAGGCCACTGGCCCTTCATTATCACCTTCATTATCACCTTCACTATAATCCGAATCATCACAATCGGATTCGGTTTCCCAATCTTCTTCGTTATTTGTATCTTCTTCATCATCACAATCGGATTCAGTTTCTGCCACACTAGAATCATCACTTGAAACACTTGATTCTGAAACCACGTCTTCTTTTTTATACACCTCTTCCATATCACCGAATGAATCTGATGGAGAATCCACTACATTTTCTGCCGAAGAGTCCAACAAAACAAGCCCCTCAATCATTTCAATAGACTCTTCAGAAGACGAAAGCTGGAGTCTCTGACGATTTGACCGAGAACCTATATCAAATTGTTCAACATTTTCGGGCATTCTTGCTACAGTAAAGAATTTATTTCGGTATGCATGAAACTGATCCGATGATTTCAAAAACTCAAAGTCATCCTCAATATTCATCTTGTATTTTTCCTGGATTCCGAGAAAAGAGCCATAATAATCTATTCCATGAAGAAACCCATATTCGTGGAGAAGTTGGCCGGTCAAATAAGAGAAGAAATTATCAACATAGGACGTATTATTGAAATTCCTGATTTTCTCACAGGAATTATCACCGGTCAATTTGGGAAGGGTTTTAAAAGACGGATCGGACATGTCATATTTACCCGTCATGAATTTAATGGGGTCCAATAGTGGGGAAAATTTGATGTGTGTGGCTCGCGATATGGTGTCATTTTTAGAATAAGAATGTACGGATTCACAATCCACAAAATGATAGGGATGATTTAGGCCGATGCGATTGTAATTTTTTTCATTTAGTTCAAAATAATGAGCATATACGGGGTTGTAATTCTGCAGGGATTTTATGCGAAATGGGTTATATTCATTCTCCGTGTCTAGTTCCGAACATTCATAATGTTCTTCTAAATATTTTAGGTCCAGAGGTTTCAACTTCGTATAGTGGATATTCATTTTAGTCGTTTGGGGCGGATTCATAGAATGGAGGTAGAGCTCTATGGTTTTCTTAAACATATTTTTTATAAGAAAACAACGGCACATGTAAAAAGGTTCTCCCCTTCTCGTTAAAAAAATAAGATAATAATCTATTCATAAACTAATCTACTCATTCATGTCGGCATTGGAATTAAAGAAATTTGATATGCGATGGATTACTTTCAAGCCCGATGAGAACAAAGGGCCGGTCATTGTCATGATTGGTCGCCGTGATACGGGTAAATCGTACTTGGTTCGCGATCTCCTTTTTTATCATCAGGATATTCCAATTGGGACAGTCATTTCGGGGACAGAGGCGGGTAATGGGTTTTATGCCGCCCATGTTCCTAAATTATTCATTCACCACGAATACAATACGGTATTAATTGAGAACATTTTGCGTAGACAAAAGGCGGTTCTCAAACAAGTCAACAAAGAAATAGAAACTTATCGGAGAACCACGATTGATCCTCGTGCATTCGTCATTCTGGATGATTGTCTTTATGACCAGTCGTGGACGAAGGATAAAATGATGCGTCTCCTTTTCATGAACGGTCGTCACTGGAAAGTCATGTTGATCATTACCATGCAATATCCTTTAGGTATACCGCCGAATTTGCGTACGAATATTGACTATGTTTTCATTTTGAGAGAACCCTACATGACAAATCGTAAGAGAATCTGGGAAAATTATGCGTCCATGTTCCCCACGTTGGAATCTTTTTCCAGTGTCATGGATCAGACAACGGAGAACTATGAATGTTTAGTCATCAATAACAATGCCAAATCCAACAAATTGAATGACCAGATTTTTTGGTACAAAGCGGAGAACCATCCCGATTTTCGTCTGGGTTCCAAGGAATTCTGGGAGATTTCCAAAGGGATGGGGTCGGATGATGAGGATGAGGCGTATGACCCGAGTAAGGGAAAAAAGAGGGCGGGTCCACAGATTAATGTGAAGAAAACGAAGTGGTAGACTCCTCTTTTTCTAGTAGAGATTTGATGATTGATGGATGGGACTTGCCACAAGAAAAAAGAAAACAACTCGCAAGAAATAAACAAAATACCCCTTCCCCTAGACCCCATTTCTATGGTTTTTCATAATTATAAATCGCCATTTTCAGCAATCCAAAATCCACCTCTATTTTCTCCCCATCAATCAACGTATTGGCCCCAAGTGCATCTTCTGTGGCTATCCATAGAACATGCACCATACATTTTAGTAATAGCTTCAAAAGGGCGGGATTCATTCCCGCTATTTCACACAAATCCTGATGTTTCTGTAAATCTTCGGCCACAAATTTAGCATAGGGCTCGTTGATATTCTTCCATCCGAGTTTATGCCGAATATTCACAATCGCTATATTCAGATGGCTGATTTGTTCTCCATAAGATTCACACTCCAAAATATATTTCTTGATAATAGGGTATCGGTTCAGAAAGGCCTCCATAGTAGGAATCATCTCTTGTAGCTGTTCCATGGTTTTACTAATGATGACAAAACCAGCGCTGATAAATGATATTCAATTTTTTCAAAATGGATCTTTACATGTTGCATTATTTATGTATTGACGGAGTTCCTCCAATTGACGCTGCTGGTCCTGTATTTTTCGGATGAGGACTGGAATCCACTCGGAGGATTTCATCGTCTCGTTCACCTGCTTGACAATATCATGTCGCCTCGGTTTATCACGGCACTTGAAAACAAAAGGGAATTCGTCGTCGGATTCTCTCATTGGCAAATGTTTGATTTATAAAATAGGTGGGTAGTAAAATATTTACAAAATAACTAAATATTTTACACGGTGTATGCAGAGATAAATTACAATTGTAATTAGAAAGTTGGAAGTTGTGTTTATTTGCGGGGTTTGCGGGTTTTGTTATTCTTGTCCTTTCTTTTGCGGGATTTGCCGCCAGCATACTCATCAACAGGTTCTTGTTTAGATCTTCCAAACAAACTAGACACTGCATTATAAACTCGCGCGGTGATTCTTTGGCTTGGATTTAATATTTTTTTTATAGAACCGGATTCCAATTCAGCTGTTAGTACCGGGAATAACATACCATTTTTAATTAAATCAAAATATAATCCTTGATAATTGTTTTCGTTCAATTTAAGGTAATTAAAATAACGCGCAAATTTAGGGTGTTTTGGTAAATAATTTTTACCCTTCTTCAGAATGTAATCGGCGGTCATTAAATAGCCACCCGTTTTTGAACCGCTTCTATACCAGAACATAACAATATTGAACGTAAAAGAGCTGGAGATTCTTTCTAATAACCATGCGGCATTATAATCGGTTCCTCCTTCGGAAAATGTGCCGTTATAAAATGGGTTTTCTTTATACCAGAAATATTTAATACCTGAAAAAATATCTGTTGAACTACTTACAGCTGATATAGCGTCTAATGATTGTTGTGATGGAGCTGATGGTACCTCATATGCACGTGGTAGTACTGCATTGTCTAATAATTGTTCTGATGATTGTTCTAATTGAGCTGACGATACCCGGGACAATTCTTCTTTATTACTCATTTGAAGCAAAAACCGTTAACTATACAATACCCCCACAAAATAATATTTATCTCTAAATTGTAACAAATTTCGCATCCGGACAATTAATATTCGGATAATGGTTCCTCAAAAACTGTAACATTTGCGCCCCCGCAACTTCCTGTCCCCGATTTTGGCAATACCAATCACGAGCCTGATAGTCATCGTAATTCTCCGTAATTTTTTTCAACGCAGGAACCACATCAAATTCATCCGTAAAAAACTCTCCCGTTACCCCTGGCACAACATTATGCCAACCCCCGATAATATTATGATTCACTAAAACCGGCATATTATAACACATGGCCTCTGTAATAACACGAGGCGAAGCATCGGCAATATTCGGCACAAATAAGAACTTACACTTTTGCATTTCCTTCTGGAATTCATGGAAAGGTAGGAAGGGCAGGGTCTTCACAATACCCGAACAGTGCTCTGTGAACGGACAGTTCTCGCGTCCCACAATAACGCCCCTCAATTTGAATTTCCGACACATGACCACCAGACATTTTTTTGCTAAATCCCAGTTGCGATTATACCATTGCCACCCTGGCTCACATTTTTGTCCCGTCTCATCATCATTCAAGCAAATGTACATGAAGTCATACTCCTTCTTAATCGCAGGATCGGGCTTGTAGTAACCCTGGGTATCCTTCAAATCGGCCTCGGACATCATCAAGAGAGGAAGCCCCGAGTTTTTCAAAGCAGGAGACGGTTCACGGAAACAATGAATCCAAGTACTCACCATTTTCAAATAGTCATGATTACGCTGTTCATGGAATCGGTCCTCAAATGGGTTCGTGATCTTATCTGGGAATTCCAAATAGCTAGAGATCCCACAAAACTTCAATCCCATTTCCGCATATTCAATATATTTCTTTTCATCTTCTTCGGTTCGGAAAGGAGCACTAATGAGAATAATATTAATAATCTGACCTTTATCGTCACGGAAATTTTTGAAAGGGAATTTGGCTTCGGGTACTGGAACCGGTGCCACTACTTCATTATGCAGTACTTCTTGTGCCTGTATCAATTGAAATCCCTCTTCTTGATTCGTCGTGAGATGTTTACCTAAATAATAAAGAATTAATAGAATGGCAACAATGATGATAAAATAGATAACATGATTTAATTGATTATTCATTTTACAAGAGTATAAAATAACACAATATAATCTTTCCTGTCCAAAAGAGTTCAAAATTCATTCGCATACTCGTCTTCCGAAAAGTAATCAACCAAACCAAATTCCTGTATTTCCGAATTTATATTTGTATGATCGTTCATAAATGAGTGATGCAGCATCTCAATTACATGATTACTTCTCCGTTTGTTATGATAATATGACGGGGTTTCAGAGAAAGGTGATTGGAATGAATAACGGCGCCCATATTCAGGATTCTGTATTACCAACTGTTTGATCAAACAACTCAATTTCATCTTGGCAATCTGTTTCCTCGCTCGGCTCATAGAAAACCGACTATAATAATACAAATGCAACCACGGTTTCATCGCATTTATCAACTCTTGGTTAGGAAAGGTCAAATGAATCTTCAGCCGTTTACCATAACGATTCCGTCTCAACATCACACGAATTTCATTTGCCATTGTCAATGGTGACATACTGTCTACGTGCGATTTTATACATCGGTCCTGTAGCAAGCACTCGTTCTCCAAGCGGAACATCAAGAGATTAAAGTTCGCTTGGAAAAATAATTCAAATAGTCGTGGGATCGTATAATGTCGCCATCTCATAAAAAAATACAAATAATACAGGTTGGATTTGGAAAAGGCGATGTTATTATACGGATTCTTGATGGGATTCGGCTCTGGATACAAATAAAACGAATTGCTGAGAGCAGTGTTCGCGATATTCATCAGGTCACTCAGTGTAAAGAGATACTTGGCGCCCACATGATAAATCGCGATCACATTTTTTTGTTCTTCCGCAATGGGTCCTAGGAAAATATCGGTTTCTACGCGCTTCTTCGCTATTCGGATGCGATAACGGAAGGCGAATCTAGCCAGAGCATGATACGTGTGTTGGGCCTTTTGGAAAACATCCAGAAACCCCTCTTTTTCATTCACCTGAACAAACGAATTATTCCAAAAACTCTTGAAGAAGAAATACCGGTTCGTGCCTATTTTTTCCAGAATCAAAAGCGAAAAACATGCATGCATTGCGACTGATGGCATCTGTGATGTTCTTTTTAAAAATTCATACAAATGATTGGAATCAATCGGTTTATCAAATAGAACCATGTTTTTGTCATTGTTCTCAGGGTAATACCCAAATTGATATAGGAGGATTCTTTGAAAAGTGTTCATAATTTCGTTCATTATAACACGAACGATGTGTTTATATTTTTTCGGAATATGTATTTCGTGCAAAATACATATGCATGATGAAGTTTAGAACCCAGGTTTAGAACCCAGGTTCATCCGTAAATATCTGCGTCGCAGCCGGGTTAATCGTTTTTGTTTCCGTCAACACATTATAAAAATCGTTGATGTTATCACCAAACGCCATTAAAATATAGCCAACTGCGAGTGAGCATAGAAAGACCACAATGGCATCGCGCACCAATTCTTTCAGTGGTTTTTGTTCCTCTTCTCTTGCTAAATATTTATTCTCCACAATTTTGAAGACAACGAAAAACAAGGTAGTGAGAACCGAAAAAAGGACAGCTTGCATTTTCTCTATACTAAATAATAAAACAAAAAGCGGCTCGTTGAAACGCATTGTTTTTATTGGGATCTTGATGACCGAGTTCTCCGTTTTGTCGTTTTCATAACAGTCGGACTATCAAGTTCCACTGCATAATTGAAATAGAATCCCGCGTCAACAAAACCCTCGCGTAAATAAAACTTGGCTGCCGCATTCTCCTCACCCTCCTTCACCTTTACCTGAACAGGTATCAATTTGATCTTCGGTATTGCCAGACGTTTCGCCAGATCCTTGATAATATTGAGTAAAAGCGTTCCATTCCCAGCTCGGGTTCTCGCCTTTGTGCATAAAATCTGGACCTCTATATCCTTGGCGCCGATTTCCACAATCACCAGCCCCACTATATCGTCTGCGTCGTTTTCAATGTAAAAAGTCAAGTATTCAGCCACATATTTACGCGTGGTTTTCATGCTGACGACAGACCGACAAATATCCTCGGGAAGCTTATTCTGAAGGGCCTTGATATCCAGCGGGGACGCTTGAATTGTATTGGCAGTTTCTTCATTAGATACGCGTATAGCATCTATCGCGTTGACGATTTTCGGTTTCTGGAATTTTTTACTTGCAATATAATAGATATGCTGCATCTGGGCCTATATATTATAACCGGCATTTTTCTTGGATCTATACCAATTCCTCTACTCCATCTAAAGTAATATCACCACTCTTAGGATTCATAGACGGAAAAAGGTTGTCCAATTCATCAAATCCAGTCAAGTCTATTTGTTGATCTGTATGAATCCGGATTCGGTCATCGTCATCATCCTCCTCTGCTAATCTACGCTCATACTCCCGAGCCGAGCTAATTTCCTCTAGATTTTCAATCGTCTTCGGGACGATGACCGAGGTTTTCGTATCGTCTTTGTCCAAGACACTATCCACGTCATTGAATGTCAGACGAGTTATCACCTTTTCATCGTCTATGTTTTGAATAGCGGGAACAATCTCGGGAACCGCATCGGCGTCGTCCTTTGCCCCGCCATTTGTTTCATCCGACTGCTTGGTATCAGCGGGCGCGGGTTCCTCCGCAGGAATTTCCTCTATGAAAACCTGCTCCTCTTCCTCCACACTCTCATCTAGGTAGGCGCGAATGATCGCCTCCGTGGGAATACTATCGCGGACAGCGGCCAAAATACACTCATTCACCATCGTCTCCAGTTCGCGGTTATGCTTCTGGACTTGTAGAGGGCTAATATTCTTCTCAAATAGGTACACGTTGGTGTATACCTTACGCGCGATATTGATATAGACTTTATGAATGAATGTGTCCAACTTGGGTGTGGAAATATCAATCTTCTTCTGTTTGTTTCCCGCGCGAATGGATGTCAGGATCTTGAGCTGAATGATATGGACACAAGTGATCAAGTCCTCCAAATAATTACAGCCCGATCTCTCAATAATACGCTTACGCTCCTCCTCCACAATGATATTATTCCATTTGGGAACACGTGTGAGTAAGTTCTGAAATGTCATCAAGTATTTGTTGGCTTCATCATTGGTCACACAAATGGTCCATGCCTCATTGAAAATGGATCGGACACCCTCAATTAATAAAGGACAGAGGGTTGAACATAAACGCTGTGTCCACTCATTACGGGCCTCGTTCAAATTACTGACAACGAAATCATCCATTTCGGTGTAAATATATAAATTTACACCGACCATTTTTTATATTATTTTGGTGGCGGTTGTTTTATTGAAATATGAAAATAATTGGACCAACTATGGCGAATCCTATATTATTTTCTGGTCGTCCTTTTGTGCAGTAGGTGTAATAAAAAAATCCAGCATATAAAACATCAGGAGTTTCTCGCACCGGTATTCCGACTTGATCCGGTGAAAACACATATAAATCTCCCCCTTTTCATTCAAATCCAATTCGTCGGTTGTTTCTACCCACTTCATCAAATCCAGACAGGAAAGTCCACGCTCATAGAATTCCGTCACCAAGTCCATCATTTCCAGATGAGTAATCGTTTCTATACGGGCCATAAAATCGCGCATTTTCGCGAAAATCCATGCCAGGTTCTCTCTTTCCAAATCTGAAATGGGAAATCGGCAGGCGATTTTATGTTGATGAAGATTGACCACTTTCCCATCCACCATATATTCTTCCACATAAATTTCACAAAAACGCGACAAAATGGGATTCAAAAGACGGTTCTTGTTCTCAACGATGATGAAAAACCGAGTATTATAGCTAAACAGCTCAATACAACGGCGGAGGGCACTCTGCGCATCAATCGTCAAAGAATCCGCATTGAGAAGTACGATGGTTTTGAATGCTACGCCCGAATTACATTGAATATTGGTCTTGGCGAAGAATTTGAGTTCCTCACGAATGAATTTGATGCCCTTCCCATGAGCACAATTGACGAACATGACATTGGTCTTGATTTTCTTGGCGTCGTTTTGATAAATCTTATAAATAAATTGGTCAACGATGGTCCGTTTACCCGAACCCGAAGAACCATGAAAAATAATATTGGGAATCTTGCCCGTTTGATGGAAATGATTCAGTTTTTCATGGATTTTTTGGTGTATGGGAAGGAGGTTCTCGTGATTCATTTTGTATACTTGATTACAACCTTTTTATCTGAGTTATTATGTCAATTTGATTTTTTGTTTGGACGAAAACATTTTCGGCGCGAAACCATATAAAGAAACCATGTATAGAATCCATGTGCACTAGGGTAGTGCATACAGAAGGCTTTCTTAGCTCAGCCGGTAGAGCGCACGGCTGTTAACCGTGAGGTCAGAGGTTCGACCCCTCTAGAAAGCGAAGTCCCGGATCTTCTCAAGATATTGTGAGAGAACCGGACAGGAAAACATTTGATTCACCATCAAACCAAATGTTTTCTTTTATCATTACGCCTGTTTCGTAATCACCATCTGTTTCGTGAATTCGTACCTATCCGGACGCATGGTTCTCCGTCTCAAATTACAAGAAAGGCAGGCAATCCAGACATTATCCCGATTATGGCCGAAATCATTATCAATACGGTCCAGGGTCCATTGCTTAGGATCGCGGACATATTCATATAAAACCTTTACTGGTTCCAAACAATAATGACATTTGAATTCGCATGCCATCATTGTTTCCAACACTTTGGAGAACCCGATGAATTCTTCCGGTAAATAGAGATCCTTTTCTACATCTTGTTGCCTGTATCCACCGAGCTTGTTTGTAATTTGTTGGCGAACCAATTTGCAATGGTCGTCCTGATTCTGAGAACCCTCATGCAAAATACCGATAATTCGGGCTGCATATTCGGGTGCGAGCTCTTCCTCGGAGAACTTCCATCGCTGGTCCTCGGTAATAACGCGTTTCTTGGGGGGTGGTTTGGGAGGTACTTCATCTTTGGACTTTTTTTTAGGTGGCTCTAAATTTACAATAATTTGTTTGGACATATAATATTTATAGTATTATATACACCGATAAATCTCATTTCACAAGTTTACGAAATCTTCAAGGGTGTTCGGAACCCGCGAATAATTCATTTCCCCAAAAAGAGTTAAATATTACTTTCTATAATTCCATATAAAGTAATCTTCAGTAAACTATGTTTTCTTCTGTCGTTCCTCCTTCTACCGATATTTCCAATAATGCAGAGACTCCATCCCAAATATTTACCAAATACAAGAATTATGTACAAAACGCGACTACCATTGAACCCACCCAAGATTTAAACTACAACGCGATTGATAAACTCCTAGAGAACGAAAAGAATCAAAATAAGACCGAGTCCTGGAACAAGTTAGACAAGACCGTGAAAATACAAAAGCTCCATGCATTCGCCGAAAAATACGGCAAAGATCACGCCCTCCCGGCTAAGGATACTAAAACCCTCAAGGCATTCTTCGTAGATTGCCTAGAAAAAGGGAAACTCCAGAAAACCAAAGACGTGATTTATGAACGCGATTCCCGTGAAATTACCTCTATTCCCGCCCTCTATTTCAACGTTGCGAATCGCGCATTCACACTGAAAATCATGGACGCCAAACGAGTTTCTACTCTCAAATCGCTAACACCAAAGCGTAATACAACAGTGGACGCGAAAGCGGAGACAAATGTGCCATCCGGGAATAATTGATAGATAGAGGGGGTGTAAATATAGGAAAAACGAAAAACGAAATAGAAAATTGATGCTATAAAAACTTATAGAATCAATCGCATAGAATGTCCGATGATTCCGATTATATTGAAACAAATACAACGGCTAGCGACGACACATCAGATATGGAAAGTCGTGCCTCTTCGTCAAAGGGTTCTCCAATTAGCCGATCCATTATCGCCGAGATTGATAATTACGAAGATCTAGAAGAAGAAATCCTATATTGGATTGACGAATATATTCACTTGGACCCCCTCCTATGCTCTTCGCCAGATTTTGAAGAGACACTCATAGAGGATATTGCCGAATTCTGTCATGAGAGCTGGAAAGTCGCAGGAAAGTCCTATAGTAATTACGACGACTATGAAGAACTCGTGGAGACACTACTAGAAAATTATTACGATTTCAGTGATACCCCCAGGCGTAGCGAACCGTATCGTGAAGTTATTCAATTGACCGATCCTGTTATAAACCTAAAACTACAAGACAAAATCGCCCATCTGCAATCCATTCCTCAGCCGAAACAGCGCACACCCGAATGGTACGAATTCCGTAACAATTTAATTACCGCGAGTAACTTGTGGAAGGTCTTTGGATCCCCCGCGACCGTCAATAGTCTGATTTACGAAAAATGCAATGCAACATCGGGTGGCGATAACGCCGATACGCGGAGCCAGACCGTAAATACGAACTCGCCGATGCATTGGGGAGTTCGTTACGAGCCAGTCACCGTAATGCTATATGAGAAAATATTCCAGACGAAAGTCTCCGATTTTGGTTGTATTCCCCATCCGCGCGTATCCTGTGTTGGTGCCTCACCCGATGGAATCAACACGGATCTTACCAATCCCACACTATATGGCCGTATGTTGGAAATCAAAAATATATGGAATCGCGAAATCACCGGCATACCCAAAGAAGAATATTGGATACAAATTCAGACACAACTGGAAACCTGTGATTTGGATGAATGCGATTTCGTGGAAACCCGTGTAAAGGAATATGAATCCGAAGATGCATTCTATGGGGATGAAGCGTCTATGCTAGACAAACCCCGAGGTGTTATCCTGTATTTTGTTCAATCCACTGAGGGTGTTGGTAGCTCAGATAGTCGCCGGATTACCTATGATCATAATCCCGTTTATAAATACATGCCATTACAGGACGAGCCCTATGATAAAACATCGGTGGATAACTGGACGGAAGAACAAAGAATTCTATGTCGCGAAGAGAACCTCGTATTGTTCCAGCCCATTTATTGGTATTTAGACGAAGTCTCTTGTGTACTAGTAAAGCGGAATCGCGTGTGGTTTCAGGCAGCCGAGCAACAAATTCGTGCGGTTTGGAATATCATAACAGAAGAGCGAGTCTCAGGATATGAACATCGCCTTCCGCGTAAGCGCACAAAATCCAATGATATTGTAGTTGAGGTGGTGGATTCGGGTACAGGTGAAGCAAGCGATGGTAAGAGTCAGCAAATTCGGAATTTACCGAAAAATACGATGGTCTGTCTAATAAAGTTGGATTCCAATGGTGAGTTGATATAATATTTGACTATAGTTCCACCCACATTATAATTGGTTTATCCGTGGTTTTCTTTTGATCGGCATATATACACCTATAAATCTCTAGTTGGACGCCGAAATAATTTAGGCTGTTATATTAAATGTTTCAATCTTTAAAGTCTAAATTATTTGGACCTTCGCCAGAACAATTAAAGAAAAAGGAGGAGGAAGCAGAATTGAAGAGAAAACAGGAGTATGAGGCGGGTCTTTCGGATAAAGAATTAAAGAAACTAAAGAAACTAGAAAAACTAGATATAGATTATAAGAATAAACGACAAAAAGAAATTGAAATTTTAAATAATGCAAAAGTCGGTAATTTTAATATCGCCGTAAAATTAATTGCTGAAAATAAAGATGTAATTGACATTAATGCGTTTGATGAATATAATATGACTGCTTTGATGTACGCGGTTATTAAAAATAATATTGAAGCTGTAAAACGTCTTGTTGAACAAGGTGCAGATGTTAATTTGGAAAACAAAAAAGGTAAAACTGTAGTAGATATTTTGAATGAGGAACTGCATTTTCTATCAAAACACAAAAGAAATAACGGCGGAAGATTTGATATAAGGTATAATAAATGTATTGATATTTCGCAATATTTACTTGATCATCAAGCGAAACGTGGAAAAGGTTATCCAAAACTACAACCAATACAAGAGGAAGAAGAAGAAGAAGAAGAAGAAGAAGAAGAAGAAGAAGACGGTGGCGGGAGAAAGAGAACCAGATCAAAAAAACCAAGAAAAACTTTCAAAAGAAAATCCAGGCGTTCCAGGCGTTCCAGACGATCTAAGCGATAAAAACCTAGAACCATTTTTCAGCGATACATTTGTATTCTTGGAAAAGAATATAAATGTATTTTTCGTTTATTTAATAATATCTATATTTAAGGATTACAACAATGACCTCCCCACTAAGAGCCAGTTTTATGTCAAAAGAAGACGAGATGTATGTGACGAAGCGCAATGGCCAAAAAGAAATTGTGAGTTTTGATAAAATTTTAAAAAGAATCCGCACCATCGGTACCGAAGTCGGGATAAAAATCAACTATACTTCACTCGTCATGAAGGTGATTGACCAACTTTACGACGGAATTTCAACTACAAAAATTGACGAACTATTGGCAGAACAATGCGCCTCTCTTTCTTCCACTCATCCAGACTATAATGTCCTCGCCGGTCGTATTACCATTTCCAATCATCACAGAAACACCACCGAATCTTTTACCGATGTAATGCACCGACTTTATTGGCATAAGGACGTCCATGGGAAACATAGTCCACTCGTATCACACGAGCTCTATATTACGGTAAATGCAAACCCCGAGTTTTTTGAATCCATCTGCGACTATTCCCGCGATTATTTGATTGAATATTTCGGATTCAAGACTTTGGAGCGAGCCTACTTGATGAAGATCAATAAAGTCACTGTGGAGCGCCCCCAGCATATGTGGCTCCGCGTCGCCATCGGCATTCACGGCGATAACCTGGATGATATTCGCGAGACATACGAACTCATGTCCCAGAAATATTTCACCCATGCCACGCCCACGCTCTTCAATGCCGGCACACCCCGCCAGCAACTCTCCTCATGTTTCCTCCTAGGAATGGAGAGCGATAGTGTGGATGGTATCTATAATACTCTCAAGGAATGCGCGCTTATTTCTAAGTGGGCGGGTGGTATCGGACTCCATGTCCATAATATTCGTGCTTCCGGTTCCCATATTCGCGGAACCAATGGACAATCCAATGGATTAGTGCCCATGTTACGCGTTTTCAATAACACGGCGAAATACATTGATCAGGGCGGAGGTCGTCGTAATGGTTCTTTCGCCATTTATTTGGAGCCCTGGCATGCGGATATTGAGATGTTCCTCCAGATGCGTAAGAATCACGGTGACGAAGAGCTGAAGGCACGTGATCTTTTTTACGCACTTTGGACGCCGGATCTTTTTATGGAGCGCGTCAAAGCCGATGATAAGTGGACCCTCATGTGTCCGGATGAGTGCCCCGGGCTATCCGATGTCTATGGCGAAGAATTCAAAGAACTCTATCAGAAATACGAGTCGGAGGGCCGTGGAAAAAAGACGGTCAAGGCTCGCGACCTCTGGTTCCAGGTCCTAGACGCGCAGATGGAGACGGGCACACCCTATCTACTCTTCAAAGATGCAGCCAATCAAAAGTCCAATCAGAAGAACATCGGCACGATTAAATCCTCCAATTTGTGTTGCGAGGTCCTCTTGTATTCCGATGCAAACGAATCGGCGGTATGTAATTTGGCGAGTATTGGCTTACCCGCTTTTGTAGAGACCAACGAGGACATTGGAGTCGCCGAATTCAATTACGAAAAACTACACGAGGTTGTCAAGGTGGTGATTAAAAACCTGAATCGTGTAATTGATGTGAATTATTATCCGACGCCCAAGACGGAACTCAGTAATAAGCGACATCGCCCAGTGGGTCTTGGCATTCAAGGCTTGGCCGATGTTTTTATTATGTTGGGCTTTCCCTTTGCCAGTGAGGATGCCAAGAAAGTAAACAAGATGATATTTGAGACAATGTATCATGCTGCGTTAGAGCGGTCATGTGAATTGGCCGAGATAGAAGGTCCTTATTCCACATTTGAGGGTTCACCTGCGAGCCAAGGGATCCTACAGTTTGACTATTGGGAGAATGCCAATCCTGGAAATGACCGTTATGACTGGGATAGTCTACGCGAGAAAGTGAAGAAATCCGGTCTTAGAAACTCAGTCCTACTTGCGCCCATGCCTACAGCGTCAACCTCGCAAATTCTGGGATACAATGAATGTATTGAGCCGATCACGAGTAATATCTATAATCGCCGTACACTCGCGGGTGAGTTCATTCTGGCCAATAAATATTTGATGAATGATTTGTTAGAATTGGATCTCTGGAATGAGCGCATCAAAAACAATATTATTGCGAACCATGGCTCCATTCAACATATTGATGTGATTCCTCAGGAAATCCGGGATAAATACAAGACGGTTTGGGAGATTCCGATGCGCGCCCTCATTGATATGGCAGCGGACCGAGGCGCATTTATTTGTCAAACTCAGAGCTTGAATCTATGGTTGGAGGATCCCAATTATTCCAATTTGACCTCTATGCATTTCTATTCGTGGTCAAGAGGGTTGAAGACAGGGATTTATTATTTGCGGCGCAGGGGGCGACATCAAGCACAGCAATTTACGATTGAGCCGGAGAAGAAGGTCAGCGAAGGATTAACATATGAAGAACATGAGGATGAACCATGTGAGATGTGCTCCAGTTAAGGGAACCTTAGGTTCCCTTAAGATCCCTCCTCTTCCAGTAATATTGCATGCGTTTTGTCGGGTTGAGTTTTGTTGGGGTCCTTCCTCTTCCAGTAATATTTTATTCGTTTTGTCGGGGGGGTTCCCTTAAGATTCCTCCTCTTCCAGTAATATTGTATGCATTTTGTCAGAGGGGTCCCTCCTCTTCATATCAAAAATAATATTATCACCGAGATAATATTATCGTCTACATTCATTCGTTTGACTCGCGCATTGCATTTTCAACATCGCCCACTACATGTCTCGCCAAATACCTAAAACTCCCCAAATCATATACGCTATTACCAAACCTTATTTTCTGAGAGGAATCATACAAGATATCCTTTCGTGAATAGCCCGGATTAAACCAAAACTCGTTGCCCGCTATTTTTCTATCAAACACAAATCCCCTTTCCAATAATATTTGTCGGCACCTCTCATCTTTTTCGGGATTCGCGCCATCCATCTCTATACAAATGGTATAAATAGGAATATCGTAATTGATTGTCCGTAATACCACTTCCTCTCCTCCTTCCACATCAATGGATAAAAAATCAATATAGCGAATTCCGCTTTTTTCAAAGATATCCGCAATAGGTTCTCCATCCACAAAATATTCATCAGCCTCGGTTGTATTTTTATGCCATCCTTTTCTAAAAGTATCCGCCATCGTCTCTACCAATCCCGCCGTCGCATGATTTCCCAAAAATTTCACCGGTTCTTTCTTATAATGAACCGCAATATTATAGCATTTACATTTAGGACGATTGTTTTTCAACTCATGATACTGACATGTGGGTTCTATCAATGTTCCAGTCATTTGTAACTCGTCCTCAAAGAATTTAGTATTGGAATAAGTAATACCGTTCATTGCGCCCAATTCAACAAATATTCCATCGGGACATGATTTGTTTATGAAATTTTGAAATATATATACATCTTCGCCTTGTTGTGAATAAAACACCCTCGTCATTTATTTGTTGTGATAATCATATCTTTATGTAATTTTACCAGATCAATAAAATCTCATCCATATATATACAATAAAAATGTCCCGTGGTATTAAGACTCCCTGCAAGAAGCGCACTCTCCGCAAATGCAAGTCAGCAAGCAAGTCATGCAAAGTGGCTTCCGGGAAGAAGCGCACTTTCTGCCGCACGCGTAAAAACAAAAAGTCGGCCAAGTAAAATATTTAGGAATTTTTCCAATATTCATGAATCTATTCCAAATCTAGATTCACGAATAAACGATTTCTATACACAAACGACTACATTTGCCAACCATAATTCAAACCGGGGATCCGATATTTCCGTATTAAATTTCATTTTTAGCAAGCATCTCAGACAAGCCAGCACATCCACCAACGAATTATGCATATTTTTAGGAGGCGAATCAAATAGCTTCGCATACAGTTCGGCCAATTTAGGCCATTTCAGCCGTATTTTCGCATTGGGGCGCGTTTCCACGTGTGGTATATTACAGATTTGAATTCCATGCATCATTGTACAATAACGATAAACCCCCCGCGCTTTTTCATATTCCGAGTTCAAAATACGAAGACAATAAGGCATTTCGCATTCTATTCGCTCCCGATTCCGGCATATTTCTATTTCTATCATGGCCGTATCAAACTGCATATTATGCGCCACGATGCAATCTGCCATCATATACATGTGATAAAACGCATCCATTGCATCCAGAATGGAAACACCGGCCATGCACATTTCCTCCGTTATCCCCGTCAACTCCGTTATAAACGGAGAAATTTGGATTTCTTTACCAGAATCCTGACCGAAGACATTTATATACTTGTCATATTTCTGTTCAATCTGACAAGTATTGAGATTATACAAGACAAAGCTCCATTGTAAAATATACGGACATTCGTCAAGTGGCACCTTCTTTTTAGGAAGAAGGCCCGTCGTTTCAACATCAAAGATGAGAACCCGATTCATTTTTTCCGACATTTGTCTACTTTATATAACCATTCCACAAATCCATTCCAGAATTCAATTTTATCACGGAACTATATAAAGACACGCATGCTGACCGAATACATCAAAATCCTTGCCCAAAAATTCGTGGATTTTTTCTACGGAATCGGCTATTTCGGAGAACAAATCGCCTTTTTCGTTACTCTTTTCTTGATTTACCCCGCCTACCCTCCTGTCTATACTTATGCATTCGTTGCAATAACCCTTATCAATAAGGCCATCAATGAATTATTGAAAGTACAAATTCAAGATCCGCGCCCCACCGATTCGCAAAAATTCTTGGTTTCCGAGAAATTCACCCATCGGACAACGTATGGTATGCCGTCAGGTCATACCCAAGGCGTTGGTTTCTCTCTTACATACGCCTATTTACTCACACATGAACACCTCGCCGAATTCGCTGTCTTCGCCGGCTGTGTTCTCTACGAACGCTACGTTTTCAAAAATCATACTCTCCCCCAACTCATTGCCGGGTTAATAACAGGTGCGATTCTCGCATTTTTGACATACCATGCAGTAAGGAAGGCGGCCGAAGGCCGCCGCGGCTTTAAAAAACCTTCAAAATTTGATGTTTTTTAAGAAATTCTCGAGAAAAATAAAAAGTCCAAAAAAGAAACTAGGCAACTTTTTGAAAATGGACATTTTTAAAATGTCCAAAATGAAAAACCTGGGTCTAAAATTTCCGAAAAAAGTGAGTTGACTCGGTGATCGGGCAAAATGCAAAAAAAATACGCCAAAAAATGGCTGCATAATTTTTTTCAAAAATCGGGCCCCCAAAAGGCGACATCTAGGAGTAAGTATTTTACTTACAACGGAAGTCGTTCATTCCCCGAAAATAAAAAATGTAAGTATATTATACTTACACATGGAGTCACCCTCACCCTCACCATCACCCTCGCATATTCCCAATATAAAAATACATGAATGTGAAAACTGTGGATATTCAACGAAAAAACGTTGTGATTACGATAAGCATTTAATGACAATCAAGCATAGAATTGCAATGGGAGAAGAAATAGACAACCGAGCGAATGTACCCCGAACACATAAATGTTTCTGTGGCCGCGAATACAAACATCGTCAGAGCCTATATAATCATCACATGAAATGCGATACATATCAAAAATGGGAACCAACCCATGGTCATGAATCTTTAGGAATAAATAGGTCAGATGATATTCCACCTGTAAACAATACTACGACCATTGAATCAACCCTCACTGAGTTGATAAAACAGAATAAAGAGTTGAAAAGTGCCATTATGGAACATAATGCTATGTTTCTGGAATATGTCAAGGCCAATCCCGGTGTTACCAATAATACGAATAATACAAATAATACTACAAACCAGCAATTCAATTTGAATTTCTATCTCAATGAGATATGCAAAGATGCTATCAATATCACCGATTTTTTAGACACGATCAAACTACAGATAGAGGATCTGAAAGCCACTGGGAAATTGGGCTACGCAGAGGGCATTTCGCGCATCTTCATCCGCGCATTGAAAAGCATTGATGTGGAAAAACGACCGATCCATTGCACGGATATGAAACGTGAGACGGTGTATGTGAAAGACCAGAATGCATGGGAAAAGGAGGACGATGATAAGAATAAGATGCGACGAGCGGTCAACCAAATCGCCCGTATGAATTTCGGACAAATACCCGCATGGAAAGAGTCCAACCCGGGGTATGATGTGATGGATAGCCCGAAAAACAACGAATATTTGAATATTACGATGAGTGCGATGGGTGGTCGCACAGATGATGAGGAGGACAAATACATGAACAAGATTATCAAAAATGTGCTGAAAGAGGTAACGGTAGATAAGGATATGATAACGACGACGGCGAATGTTGCCAGCAAATAGAATTGAAAAATTGAACAAAAAAAGAATAAGATAATTGTCTAGTATTATCTTATTCAAATAGTCTAAAACATGTGCGCAAAAATCCTCATATTAGCAGGATTTTTGATATTCTGGGTTAGGACACCGGTTCAGTGTTTCACACATACTGTTATTCCCAAATGTGTAAAAGTATTGAAACCGGCATATTTGGATGATGTGGAATGGACGCACGGTGAGGTTGCATGGGATTTCCCGAATGAAACACCTTCAGAATCCATATTCATACGACAATCCGAAATAGTACACCGGGAAGAAGTAGAAATAATGCCGGAACGAAAGGAAAAGGATAAGATATGGGAATTCTTACAAGAGGTGGAGGTTCGGGCAGGATTTTCCGGCATTATGAAATCCATCCTGGATGAAACCCCGATTTTGGATAGTATTTTGTTGGATGATATAAAATTTAAGAGTAGCGAGTTTGAGACTATGATTGGACTCTTTGTCGTCCTGGCATTTTATCATAAGAACAAACAGGATGAAATAGATTATATGCGAATGGTGGATATAGAAAAATATACCAAAATACGGAGAATGGCTTCCATTTGGATGATAAGCATGATGGTGGTTTTTACGAAAAATATCAAGGATGCATTTTGATGTGGATTCTTCGGGATTATTCAGATTTTGGTGTTTTTACACTGATTTGGTTTTCTTTGGGATTGAAAAAAATACATTTTTCTTCATCTCCGATTTTTGTAATACCGACGAGAAAGAAGTCTTTATTTGTTTCTGTGCCGCTACATCTTTCAAGAATTTTATCATTGTCGTCTTTTTCATCGGTAGATGATATATGTGATGTTTTACCAAGTGTTGTAACGGCGGGTGGTGGACCGGCAGATGGTGTAATGGCAGGTGTTGTAATGGCAGGTGGTGTAACGGCAGGTGTTGTAATGGCAGGTGTTGTAATGGCAGATGGTTTAACGGCGGGTGGTGGAACGGCGGGTGGTGGAACGGCAGATGGTTTAACGGTGGGTGGTAGTATAATGACACTTGGTCCCGGCTCATCTTCATTATTCAAATTTTTCATAGCAATTAAGACAGTCTCTATTTTATTGTATTTTTGATCAGGTTTAGATGTATTAGATAACGTACTAGGAGAACAAGAACTAAGAATATCGTTTATTTTATACATTTTACCGTTTGTCATTAATTCTTGTGTTGTCCTGTTGTATTTATATTTATCTGCGATTTTTTTTAATGAATCAGGTTTAGCATCATAAGTTATAATATCATTATCATTCCATAATTCTGGATAATTTTCTTCGCATTTTCCCTTTTCAGGATTATAGACTACTATTTGCCTTGTTGTATTTTCTAGAGGTTGACTATTTAACAAACGGAAATATTCTTCCAATGCATCCGTTGCCGCAACGACCAAATCGTCGCCGTTTATCCATCCAGTTTCCTCTTTGTTATCGCCAATCTCAACAACTTTCTTATCCTCTCTAATCTTTTCAACATTATCTGGTTTGTAAAATTCTTCCAATGCATCCGTTGCGGCTAAAACAAGATCATCCATGGTAAACTCATCCGAATTTTCACTTGCATTGATTGTTTTTCTCTCTTCTTCTCTTCGGTTGATGTTTCTCCTTATTTCATTACGTGTTTTTATATTTTGTTGTAATGCTTTAATCCGGTCTCTTAATTTATTAATCTTATCTTTTATAGTAAGAGCATCATTGTTTATATTTTTGTAAATATTTTTATTTTCCGAAATCAACTCTTTCATATTAGATAGGCTTTTTTTAAGTTGCAAATTTATACTATTTATGGTTTGCTTTTCATTTGGTAATTTGCTTAATTTACTAGCATTTAACTCGGGGATTAGTTCTGTATTGAAATCGTCTTCTTTTGATTCTCCGTATATGAGATGATCGGTATTAAAATCATTTAAATAGGATATGAATGCATAAAATAATTTTGTGGCTGAAATATAAAATTTCAATATTTCTTTGGAATGAATACTATCCCAATTTGGGACCTGTTGTTTAATTGAATTATAGTTAGTCAAGATTGCAGATATCAATTCAAACAGGGTTCCAGGCAAATCGGTATTATCGGTATTTTCTTCTCTTAGATCTGTATATGTCGTTTTAAGCTTTATTAAACTAGAGATGTCCTGAGTGTATGAATCCCCCCTTCCTGAATTGAATACACTCAAAACATAGAAAAGAAACAATAGCAGATAGGTTATTCTGTTAATTGATTTAACAGCTGATTTAATTACAGTATCATTGTATTTTTTACCATTTTTTTTTAAATATTCAGATGCGACTTTCGCATCCTCCATGATACCAGACGTTATTCTTAATTTATCTAATCCATTGGTTTTTAGATTTTCAAGCAATTTTTGTTCTGACCGCCTACTCTCTAAAGCAGCCTTTCGTTTTTGTTCATCCACTGATAAAGTCATTTCAAGATTTTTACGGTTCATATCTTGTTTTTTTATCATATCTCTTGATTTTAAAAAATCTCTATTCTTCTGCTGCATTCTATTCTTTGATTACTCGTTATATTGATCGTTTATTTTTTTTTATTTGATTCATCTTTATTCACCAGGTCTACTTTAGACCTGGTGAAGAGAAAAAAGGATACCATTCGGAGAACTATGGTTAGAAAATAGATAAAATGATAGGATTGTTTATACCCTTTTCAATGTGGTAGATCTTTTGCGTTTGTTTAAATACTTGTTGGACCTTCTGGTTTTTTTCTTGCCTCCATTTAAAACGTCTGATCCATCTGATCCACCTGATTTCTTTTTTTTATTATCTCCTCCTGGATATTGATCCGAAATACTATTATCAACTGGATATTTAAATTCTGATAATGTTCCTGTAAATTTTTTTTCTTTTATATTTTCATCGTCGGTTTCGATAATTATAGTTATATTATCGTCTTCTTTGTTGTCTTTATTAGTAAAGTCCATTTTGCCCCTATAAAATTTATAAGGAATTTTATCTCTCTTTTTAACAATAAGTCCACAACAATTTTGTAATTTTAAACTACTTCTGAAAGACGATAATGCAATTTTATCTTCAAATTTTTCAAATGGTAAGAAAACTATTTTTGGAATGATAAAATATGATTTTTTTGAATTAGTGTCTGCTGGTTCATTTGTAAAGAACAAAACAGCTGCCATAATAAATAAGAAATGTATACATAACCAGGAGAAAAATAAGATTCCCTTCACCTAAACATCTACCCAACCCATTTTATCCCGCCCAATCGTCACTAAACATGGATCTCTATCCCGCCTAGATATCCAAAACCGGTACATACTCTGATCTAAAGAAAATCCAATACAGTATTCTATATCAAAATCGGTAAATACAAAAACCGGAGTCATCTTCTCTGGCATCCATGTTTCCCTATTCAACTGCAAAAGCCGGTGAAAATAGTTCCGTCTTCCATCCGACAAGTCAACACTGAAATGCACGACCCCTATCAATGGACCCCTCGTCCCATCTTCCAAAAACACCGAAGACCCCCGTATTCCCATAAACGCAGGTGTATGATAAGTTTTCACAATCCGTAAAGCACCATTACGAAGCTCACCAATTTGCATCGGCGACCACTGATAAATGAATCTGTCTCCGCCTAAAGGAATCCAATTCTTTTCACAAACCGAATCCTTCTTGGGAGAACCCATCGCAGAAATGCGCGTCATTTTCGCTAAATTCGGATAATAATCCCCCACAACCATCACTAAACCCTTCCCATCCACCGAATACTCTTGACTCGTCGCCACGAAATGCATACAGTGTTTCCCTGCAAACAAACGGACATCTTCCAAACCCAAAATTCTGCATTTTTGCCCAGATCGCTGCACAACCGGTTCATCCACCACCTTATAATAAAGAGGTAACCATGTCTCGGCATCCAACTCCGAGACCACATTCCGTGTAACGAGTTTCTTCTCCGGATGATGAATTTCATACCGTCCATCCTCACCGATTCGGTAATTCACGAACCGGGTATTCAAATAGCGCTTTCCGTCATATTCCAAGTACGCGGCTGAACTGGGAGTAAACCCCTCATTAAACAATGCTGGGTATTCATATTGGACAAGCGTATTAATTGATGAAGGGTGCACGATGCGAGCAAGAACAATCGCATACCATTCCGGTGGAAATGCAGTTATTATGGTATCGTCATGGTCGGCCTTGTACCATTGAAAATGCAATCCGGTCTCCGAAGATTTCGTCTCCAAATAGGCCCAAAAATTGACCTCCCATACCAAGGTTCTCTCTTCTTTCAAAAAGGTCCAGAAAAAACGGCGATAACATTCATAGAAATCCATGAGAGATTCGCGATCACCCAGGAAGAAACCGCCACAGAATCGCCAACAAATTCGCTGAACTCTATCGTATTCGCCTTTCTCCCAACAACCGGGAATGGCAAGGATCTTACGGGGGAAATTCGGGGGACCGTAGGCGAACCGTTCTAAATCTTTCAGGGTCGCCGCCGATTCTTTGAAAATATAGGGGAGGGAAAAATCAATCCAGGCAAAATAGCGGGTATTCCATGGGTTCTCTTCAATCGCGCGTTTTATGAATTCAATTTTGGCGTGATTAGCGAGCATGTATTCGGCGGTGTCTTTCGTTTCATTCCGAATTTGTGGTAGACATAAACGCTGTGGATCTATATTCAAGAAGGAACGCCAGATGGAATACATCCAGAGTTCAGAGAGTTCTATGGTAGGAAAAAGATGAACATGTGGTTGGTTCTCTAGAATAAGCTCAACACGTTTTAAAAAACAGGGAGAAATGAAAACACAAAGTGGGAGACCGGTATGCACGACCTCCTGGAAGAATTCATATCGCCATTCGGAATTACTAGAGCCAATATCAAGAAGTGCAGTAACAAATGTAGTAATAGATGATGATGGCATTGAATATGGTAAGCTGTTATTCAATGTGTATCGGTGTGAACCTGCTATCTTTTTCACGGACGAATGATATTCGTCCACGAATATAGGTTAAATATAGTGTGTCGCGCTATATTTAATAATGGGCTACTTGTGAAATACAATTGATTTTACAAATAATTACAGTATTTCCCTATGACGGGGGCCTGGCGTACAAATAAATAAATGAAAATCTAAAATAAAATAAAATGTCCAATATCTTTTTCAAAAGCAATTTAGAAAATCCATTATCTGTATGCATTTTGATAGCATCCCATATCACATCGGAAAAACGGATCACCTATCTCATAGAGACCCTAAAATCTTTCATGAAACAAACATTGCTAATACCCGTATATTTGTCCATTTCTTTTGAATCCGAAGACCTAAATAGTATATTTATGCAAGCTTTTGCGAAAACACCAGATTCATTCAAAATCGTCGTTTTTCTCTATATAAATCCAAAAAAAACGCCACAAATGCGACATATGGCATCGGTTTTCCCCCTCATACAAAAAAGATACAATTGGGTAATGTTCTCGGATGATGATGATTTGTATGAGCCAATGCGGGTAGAACATTTTATTGTGAATATAGACCGTATTTTACGACAAGAATTCGCCGGAAAAGAATTAACCGGAAAAGAATTCACCGGAATTTACGAGAACCAAATCGGCGAAGATCATTCAAAAAGACGCCACGAATATTGGTGTTACTGTATCAAAACTCAACTTCTCGGTCGTTTTTTTGCAACAGTTGAACAATTCCCCGACGTCCTAGATAATAAATGCTGCGATGTTCTGTTTGCAGAGTTCCTACGACGTCTAGACCCAGATAAATATTTCTTCGCCTATTTGACAGACAAATATTATCATTATCGCACGGAAAATAATGCGGATAGTGTTACTGGACTCATACAGACGGGCCAAAAAGTCATTCGCCCGGCTCGCGAAGTAACGACAGAGAACCGCCAAGAATGTATCGCCGAATTGAATGAATATCTAGAATCCAATATATCCGTCTATTTGCATGATACTTTTTTATATTCGGTCGTCGGACTGGATTTTGATGGTATTTTACAACGCGAATTCAAAACAGAATACCCGATCGTTTCAGAAATTCACCAAGACCCGATTCAACAAATGAGAACCTTGCATGAAAATCTGCGAAATGTGTGTAATTTGATTTTTGATATTAAGGTCTAGCCACAGTTTTTTAATCTCTATTTGCGGAAGTCCATTCCGAGCGAGGGTCATAGATAAGATTCCGGATATATGAAATACCACGTGTAACTTCCGCTGCGCTTCAGTATAAAATTCTATCCTTTTCTCTCCTAATTGACGAAATATTCCATAATTTATGACGACCAATAAAAATACGATTCGTGCATCAAGATGGCTGTTGTATATAGAATTTGATATCAAATATCCAGATAAGGTCGTCATATAGAATATATCAATTTTCATGAAGAGTAATCGTCTATCAAGGTTACCGTGGAAAGTATGTGAATGATTTGCTATGGATATGCCCATAGCGGTAGAAAATAGCATGAGATGTGCAGTATCACCATTTACATGAGATATGTAAATGGGTAAAAGAAACAGAAAAGATGAACAAATGGTGCGTATCATTTTTGTCTCTATGTGAATAGTTTTTATTTGGGTATATCAAATTATATAAAGGTTTTGTTACTACATTCGGTAAAAACACGATGACGTTTAAAAAATGTTACGAAATATGGAGATGGTGTTTGTATCTTTTATTCGGGAAACTACCAGAACAAGATACCGATGAAAATGAAGAGAACTTGAACGAAATATTTGAGCCGAATGATTCTCTACGTGATGATTTTTCCATTGTTCGGATCATTGAACAGGATGAAAAGGAAGAATAAATCATAGAATTACGAAAAATTCTATGATTAGCCACATAATAATGAACTCTAGATCTTAAATTCCATAGAACCACGGACGATGAGTAAGAAGACAACGGAATGAACGAAGAGTCCGAGAGTGGTGGGGCAGCCGGTGGAAGGGTCGGCGATTTTACCGACGATGGGCCCGAGTAGCTTTTGAACGAGCTTATAAGTGTAGGGGTTGACGACGAGTATAAAGATAAGAACGCTAAAGAAAGAAATCTTCCACTTTTCTTCGTTGGAAGGCATTCTGGATTTTATACATTCATGGGAGATTTTTTATGCGAATACCGTTGCCTTAAATTCGCATGTATTACGCGAATACCGTTGCCTTAAATTCGCATGTATTACGCGAATACCGTTGCCTTAAATTCGCATGTATTACGCGAATACCGTTGCCTTAAATTCGCATGTATTACGCGAATACCGTTTCCCTAAATTCGTCCTCATTACGCGAATCAAAATAATCCCGAATTTTCACCAATATCTCGGATGGACATTCCGCACTTGGACGTAAAACCCCAGTTATTCCATCATAGATCAAATGTTTTACTGGATCAAAGTCATGATCAACGAGAATTTTCCACCGGTCCGTATATTGTCGGTTTTTCTTACTTCCATGAAAATGGTGGCGAATCACACCCGGAATATATCCTAAACGCAAATTTAAAGTCCTTTTCTGAAACGCAGTAATACTCGCCTTGTAAGATTCTGTGGATCCATCATTGATGGCTTTCAACCCGTTTTTAATCAACGACATGGCTAAAATCTGGTCACCGGAACCCAAAATGGACTGGTCATATAGTCCTCCCATTTTCTCATACGCACGGCGACTACAAGCCCAAGCATAGCCCGGATGCCAATAATTCAGTCCCGTAGAGCAATATTTGTTCCCCTTGGTAAATTGATAGCCCACACTATTGAAGACATTCATGCTGAGACCAGCTGGATCCATATCCACTGCATGACTGAATAGCTGAACGATATCTTTCGTTCCATTGAGAACCCGCAAAGTATCTTTCGCCCAACTAACACTTTCAAACTCAATATCCGCGTCTATCCATGCAATCGCTTTCCAAGAGGCCGGTAATAATTCTCGCACCCCGATATTGATCATATTTTCTTTATGCCAGAGAACATCCACCGTTCGTAATTGTAAATGCCGGGGGTTTTGGGAATCGGTTATATAGTATTTCTGCCCGGGATAGATTAGCTCTACAATGTAAAGAAGAACATCGGGCTCCTCCAATTCAATACGTTGCATGAATTCTCGCGCTAAAATATAACGACTGGCAAATTGACTCGCATTAGAAACAACCATGATGACATGTAATTTGTCTTCAATGGGTGAATTATTAATAATCGCTTGTTTGATCAGATTGGTTTCATAGTGGATATTGTCAATCTCAATATTATTAATGACGGTCATACCGATTATTGTATTAAGGCAGTATTTTTATTTGATTTATTTTCCCTAAAACAAATTGTTACACTACATGAGGATACCGCACGAATCAACAATTTCCTAAAAGATAATAGAGAAATGGTATTACAATAATATATTATTACAAAATGCATATGAAATTGTTTCACATACTTTTTTGGGTGGGACTGATTCATGGTTTCAGAATTCATAACAAGGTAATCATTAAGCGAAGCGATAAGCGAATCATTCAATCGTTCACTAAACTTAGACCAAACCAACTATATATGAATGCAAACGATGACGACGACGAGGATGATATGAAAAAGCGTGCCATGTTGGAATATTATAGGCGTCGTAGATATCCACTATCAAACAGTTATTACGAGCAATCATTACGCAGATTGAACTCTATGAATAATACGAAAGATCGTGATGTGGCCATACTTGGCGGGGATTTGGATGATAAAATGCTAGAATTGGAAGAAGCATTAAACCTAACCCAATCCATGCAACAAAACACATCGGCAACACCTCGCGTCCGCATCATCATTGGACGAAATGGTATTCAAGGAATACCCGGAATCGGTAATATTCAATTTGAGCCGTTGCGCATAGATAATGGTAACAATTACAATGACGATAATGATGAAGACACATTTGAACGGTTCAGAGTCTCCAAGCGCGGAAGTGCAAGAAGGAGAAAATCCGAGAACTTTGAAGTCATTTCGGAACATCCAATCAAGTTCGTGGACGTAGGTGGTTATGACTCGGTCAAGCAAGAGCTGGCACAATGTGTGGATATCCTGGCGAATTTCACGAAATATACGAAATACAATGTGCGCATACCCAAGGGGCTCATCTTTGAGGGACCACCAGGAAATGGTAAAACCATGATGGCCAAGGCTCTCGCAGGAGAGGCCGGGATTTCATTCATTCCTGTTTCGGGTTCTCAATTTCAAGAAAAATATGTGGGCGTGGGTTCGGCTAGAATCCGCGAGCTCTTTGAATTGGCCAGGAAAAATACACCGGTTATCATTTTTATAGATGAAATTGATGCATTAGGTAGGCGCCGTTCAGGAGAGGGAGAGCAATCCAATTCAGAGAGAGATAGTACACTGAATGAGCTATTGGTGGCGATGGATGGATTCAATACGACGGCGGGAATCTTTGTAGTGGGGGCTACGAATAGGGCAGACCTGTTGGATCCCGCACTGGTCCGCCCAGGACGCATTGATAAGCGGATTTTTATAGCGAATCCGGATAGGGCAACAAGAGAGGCCATTTTACGAATTCATACGCGTGGGAAACCCTATGACGCCAAGATTTCCATTGCTGACCTAGTTGATATTACCACCGGCTTATCGGGAGCACAAATTGAGAACGTCGTGAACGAGGCCATGTTGAATGCTCTGCGTTGTAACCGTGAGATGATATCCCGGGATGATATTGATATGATTATGAATAAGATGATGGTTGGGTGGCAACCGACCGAACATCAGTTTAGTGAGGATATTATAGATCATATTGCGATTCATGAATTGGGACATGCGGTTCTCGGTCTGCTATCCAAACATCATAGTAAAATGTCCAAGGTGGTAATCAATTTGTCGTCACCGAATAGCCCGGCATATACGGTGTTTGAGGCATCGGACGAGCCGATTTTCATTCGTGAATCGCTGTTTGAACACTTGATGATTTTACTAGGTGGACGAATTGCAGAGGAGGTCTTTTATAATGTCTCGGTGACGACGGGGGCGATCAATGATTTTTCGGAGGCGCTGAAATTGGCGGAAAAGATGATTTTGTTTTATGGAATGGGGGAGACATTGATTTATCCATCCAAGAGTGAGAAATATTTAGCCATCGTGGATGATGAGGTAGTGAAATTGATAGAGGATGCTTATAGGGAAGCAGAGAGGATTTTGAGAGCGGCGAAGGATTTTATAGAAGAAGGTGCGGAACTACTGAAACGGGACAATATTGTGCGGGCAGATGTTTTGGCGAAAATGCTCAGATGTAAGTATTCTCATTTGCTGGATATATAATTTTGTGATTATATATAAATGAATAATAGAACAACACGAAAAAGAAGTAAGGAACCATTAGTACCCATAGTAATGAATGGAACCGCCGCTTTACCTCCTCCTCCCGCAGTAATGAATAGACCCGCCGCTTTACCTCCTCTTCCCGCAGTAATGAATAGAACCGCCGCTTTACCTCCTCTTCAATCTAATATTCAAGTTCAACCTCCAATTCAACCTACAGTTCAACCTGCCACTTTACCTCATATTACTCATTTTTCACTCGGTGCGGTTGATAAACCCAGAAATAACCGTATTAGTACTATAAAAGAACGAAAAACACTACGAAAAAAAATACACGGATTAAGAGAACAACTGAAGGAATTATCACATGAAGAAATAGAAAAAAAAAGAGAAGTAACAAGTGCACAAATCGGTGTACATCAAATGAAACTTGTACTAGCGAAAGAAATTGATGTCAGTGACTCATTAAGAGAAGAGCGTAGAACTGCACCAAAAAAACAACATGCAGAAATTGATAAAGATATAGCAGATGTATTCAGTACAATATTGACAAGATCAGCCGATTTTGAACGTATTTCTAAGAAATTGGAAAAAGCAAAGAATGATTTAAAGAATATACGAAAACAGAAGATGGACGTGAGAAATTCATTTGAAAAAATAAGTGAAGAACAAGATCCTTCGTTGAAAGAACGAGCCGATGCCGATTTTGCAGAAAGATATCCAGATATTGTAGAGGAGAATAGAGAAATTGCAGAACGTCATCCAGACATTGCCAGAAAATATGGAATAAAAAAGGAAGAAGGGGGAAAACAAAGAAGAAAAACCCGAAAAATAAAAAAACGTACTACTCGCTCAAATAAATTACGTGTTTACGCGAGCCGTACGCCGAAGGTTCGTACGAGCGCGTTGTTTAAATGAACTATTCACGCGTGGTGATTTTTGCTGCTTGATATCCGATTTCAAAACGACTAATTTCACTTCATTGACTTCGGGCTCCACAACAGTAGTTTCTTCTGATTCTTTTTCGGTAAGTTCGGCTTCTTCCACATCGGAAGACCCTGTGATATTCTTCAAAAAATCCCGAAATTTGGTCTTTGTCGCAGACATTGTTTTTTCGGGTAATTCGGCGCATTCTTCAAAAGAAATCGCAGAATATTCGGTCAATGGTTCATAACCATCTTCGCTAGTAATCTCCAAAGGAATTTTAATAATCGCGTAAACATATTTTTTCATTTTTGAGAACTTTCTATTCTATGGTTCTCAAAAATCCTTTTATTTTGTTTTATCACCATTTCAATTGTTTATTGCATGGAAACCCACCTATTGCATAGAAGGGCGCTGATTGGGTTCAACAACAAAATCATCGGGAAGAATCAACGAACCACGATCTGACATGGTAAGCGACCGTAAATATTTCAGCTCAATCTTGGGAGGCGCAGTAGGGTTTACCAAATTCGTGGAGCCGATCCCGCGTAATTCGGATTCTATATCACAAAAATTATTAGATAGTTTCATTGCTCCCATCCTTCCGGTGAGCAAACTATTTCCGGGGAACATAGTCTCCTGTGGAACAGCATAGTTCTCTAATCCATGATAATCTAATACGCCCCGATTGGATTTTTGCTCTAATTGGTAATCGCCTGGGGAATTTTTGTTTCGGGTAGATGCCATCGTTAGTTTATATTAATATATTATTAACCGATAAAAAAAGATGAAATATTTTATCATAACCGTGCCTTCAAATCCAAAAACACCGAATCCGTGGTAGAAAGTTCGCCGGTTCTCAAAAAATGACCTAAACACAAATGAAACCATGGAAAAAAATCATAACTCATGAGAATGACCATCCCAATATCCTTGGATTCCGATATCATTTTGGCGGCGCCCAACAAATACAGTTCATCAAAGGCCGGAATTCCGAGAGTTTTTTCCAAGATGAGATCCATGACCGTGGAAAGCGTATCCTCGTCATAATTCAATTCATCGCGGGTTTCTTCATCGGCAAAATCGTTACAATCCGAGTCAACATCTTTCATAAAGAAAACTTTGCGCAAGCAATCACGGTATTCCTCATTCGTTTGATAGGAGACCACGTAATCCGTATTATACAGTTCTCGCAAAGACATGGAAATGTATAATAAATTATAATGAAAATATGAATAAATCTCTATATGATTATTTAATCTCTATTCGTGGACGAATTATAATCGTCTGTGAAAGAGATAGACAAACACGAAAACACATAGTTCTTACGCCTGTTTTGCAGGAGCATCCGTATTACGAGTATTCATTCCACCACGGTACCATCCATCCATGGACAATTCCTGAATCGTTCCTGCGGGGTCATTCACCTGATTCTGATCTAGAATGAGCTGAGAATATGGCATGAAAGATTTATCCATAATGGTTTGCTCACTGCGCTTCATATTCGCATTTTCACCGACAAGAAGGGCCGTTTCCGTATCAGGATCCACGTTACCACGACCCAAGAAAGGAATCGTGAGAAAGGGGCGCTGTTGTAATGAAAGTTTGTCAACGGCGCGCTGTTCTACATCAAGTAATAAAAACGAGTTGGTGTCAATGACAGAGCTAGAAACTCCGGTCGTGCTAACGATCATCGTAGGAATTTCACTACTAAATTTTACTTGTTCATCGGATGTATTGGAAGGCTGGAATGATGCAACGGTATAATTTGCGAACCGTGTATTTTGCACAGTTCTCTGGCTATTATCGGCAGGATCGGCGCCCATGCGACCCATTTCATTAAAGGAATACGAATTATTGGCGAACATTATTATTATATAAAGAGAGAAGAATATAATAATAAATCCTAAATGACCTTAATCTCTTTTCGTGGACGAATGAAATTCGTCTGTGAAAGAGATAGCAGCTAGCCACGGTTTTTTAAGCGAAGCGGAATCCATTTGGATTTTGCGAAGCTTAAAAACCACGGATAGACCTTAAGGTCTATCAAACCTCCTAGTAATTTGTATGTCTAGAGAGGTTTCGTACACAGGCGAACTGATTACCCTCCTTACAAGAGACCATACTACCATAACAGAATTCAGCAAATGCGCTTTGATCATTGGGAACGGTAGTACTAGCGACGGAATTGAATGGTCGCAGAGATTGTTCAAAAACATATTGATCACCTAAATCCTTGAATAATTTATCGGCAATATCTGGCTGGTCGGGATTGGCGTTTACTACAAGTTGTTTGGCCTGTTTCAAAATATCATCATTGACGCTCGTATTAAATGCGGGAGGCGCGGGCTTTTTTTCAGGGTTATAATAGATGTCGGAATTCAACACATTGGAATATGGGTTCTCCCATGTCGGTTTATGAAAAAGATTATCAGGAATATCCAAGTTATTATATTTAAAATAGTCTTCCACTGGCTTGGAAACAACAAAGTTCTCTAAAGCCGCCCGCTTTTTCCTTTCTTTTTCGGTCTCGTCCTTGGAATGATAATGATGTAATATAAAAATTGCGAATAGAGTCAGGGCGGAAATCAGAATGGTTTGTATGGACTTGGCTATTATAAAGACGATGACGGTTAAAATTAGGATCATGCGGGTAATCGCGTTCAGTTTTTGGTTGTACAGCATTTTTTCGCTAGGGAAAATCTCCATAAATGAATCTTTATCAAAGAGAACCTCGGGGGATTCCGACCAAAATGGGACAACATGCTCCTTATTTGTGTTATTTGCCTTATTTGTCTTCTTCTTTCGCTTGTCTCCATGATCGTCATCCCCATTATTTATACTAATTGTATCTATGTTTAGTTGTTCTATTTCTTCCGTTTCTTCTGTTTCTTCCGATTTACCTCTTTCTTTCGGATCTTTTATAACCTTCAGTTCTTTGGTTTTATTATCCTGATTCATTATACAATATCCGTATTATATATTTGATATATATTTTTCTCACCCTACCCGAAACGGCAACGGAATGTTCATCCATGGTTTTCGGATGCGCGATGTTTGATACATTTATCATCTATTTCTAAAGTTTCACACTTTTCTGTTTGCGGAACAATTCTTAGAATGCACTTGGATTTTTCTCCATAAAGAGGATCAGTGCAACCTTTTTCGTCGTGTGCTTTCGGGCCTCGTTTTCTCGTTTTTTGTAAAAGCGACTTTGTACATCTAGAGCGAAAATGCTCGTATCGTTCGCGCACATCGTTATAAGAAAGGCGGATTTTTTTATGTAACATTCTATTCACGACATTATGTAGTCGGTACATATATCGCGAAAAGGTTGCCCGGCTTTTCATATTTTTCATTGTAAGTGGTAACGTCTTGAAATTGCGTTTCAGATTATTACGACATTTACCACAGGGGAGAACATTTTGTAAACTAAGAACAAAATCCCGGTAATTCTCTTTATCTTTATCCGTTGGATTAACCGGATAATTAAAGCTCATTGTGTGTAGGAAATGCCACATGCTCGGTCCCCATACCGCAGTGAGCATTCCGTCACCACTATTATAATCAGATGCATTGTATGTGTGATATTTTCGTGTCTTATTTGTCGGCATTTGTTCTTATTTTATTTTCTATTATGACAAGTAAGGTGTCTTGTTATAATATACAGAGATTTCTTTTTACCCCCTCCCAAAGTCCTAGACATATCTTAATGCACGAACCTATTGTACGACCTAATGCACGAACCTAATGCACGAATTTACGCAAATCATTCTTATCCGGGCCATTCACATGAACAAACATCGGGTTGCGGTCTCGGTAATATGAATATAGTCCATTCCATGTAATGAGCTCCAAATCTACACCAAATGTATTCAAAAAGAGTTTGTTTTCGTAATCAAGATGAATAAGGTCGCGATTTTTCAAAAACTGGTTTGTCCAGAACCGCTGGTCATCATCGGAATCGCTAAATGTCGCGTTATCCATGCATTGTCTCAATGCCCATACCCGTCCAATAAAAAGACCACTATTTAAATAAGGAAACTCCACATCGCCTATTGATTTGGGATATTTTTTACTCACTTCGGCATCGGGATTACAAGTTGTCTCTGCTCCAAAGAGAATCGGCACATTCATTTCTTCAAACCGCGCGACGGTTTGTGTAAGATCACCACAATAAATAACATCATATGCATCTGTGAATAATACTATATCATCACCGTATAGATCATTGCGTTGAAGAAAAGAATGGACATGAATAAGTTTTGCTCCGAAATTACCGGTGGATTGCCAGCCGATCGGACGTTTTTCGTCTTGTCCGAGAATGAGAACAGATTCGCACTGAGATTCCGCACGATGCTTAATAATATCAAGAATGATATGCGGCATGGTAGCAATAGTAATATAATGAATACGGGGCTTCATTGGAGAACGAATGAATGTATGAATATTTGCGAAATCTTTGTATTATTTGCGCCATTGTTCATTTAGGTAGAAGCGCGTCATAATGAGACTTTTCAAGGTCTAGCCACGTTTTAGACATTTCGCTAATAGAAGAATTCGTCCATAAATAGAGATTTATGTATCCAGATAATATACAAATGTCGGCGTTTTTAACAGCTTTAAGTGATTTAATCGCTCCTTATTATTACTTTATTATAGCATTCGTTTGCTTGTTAATTTTCTCAATAGGCGCATATTATGCATACGATACGTTTTATGCAAAAAAATACGAGTCAAAAAAGGCAAAATACTCGGATACAGCAAATGCAAATATGGGTGACACTGAGGCCATTTTGTATTTTTTCCATGTTGAATGGTGCCCTCATTGCCAGACTGCTTTGCCTGAATGGAAAAGCTTCCTAGAATCTGGATACGATGGTCGCGAAATTGGTGATTATGTATTGAGATGCAAGGGTGTAGATTGCACAAACGAAGATGATTCTGAAGTTATGACCTATATTAATAAATATAATATTTCTGGTTTTCCCACAATCAAATTACTGAAAGACGGTACCGTTTACGATTTTGACGCGAAAATTAAGGAGAATTCACTGGAACAATTCGTGGAAGCAATATTGAATGAATAAAATCAAATCACGAATAGAGATTAATTCACAGTAACGACATCATTATTACACCACTTTGCTTGAGTAATTGCATCTTTGCCAATTTCAATCAATTTCGCTCTCTCTTGAGGCGAGTTTATGCTATTAAAATAATCACTTATACTTGTAATGGGTATTTCAAGTATAAGCTCATATTTGATAGGTACAAATTTGGGAGAAAGGTGTACCAAAAAAATCTTACTTATGATGCTATACAAATAATCAAAGAATGACGAATCAGCATTGACCTGGCTAGATGAGGGATTCATTTTGGAATGTTTACACAAACCGAAAATTTCATCGGGATCCGCGCCTTCGGCAATACAATCTAACACTGGATAATTTCGCAGACATCCACCATCGCAATAACACGCTGAATCTATAATAAGTGGTTTGAATAAGATAGGTAGAGCACAAGAACAATATACCGCGTCTATGAGACGCCATTCGGGGTGGGTTTTATGTGAAATATTTATCAACTCTATAGTATTAATATTCGTGGTTAGCATATGAATATCTATTTTCGTTTTTTGATAGAATTCTTCCACGGTAATATCCATTGACATATCCTTGGCGGAAAACAGGGGTTGAAATATTTGTTCTATGATTTTTATGCCAAAGATTCCCCGCTCATGAAAAGAGGAGAGAACCTGGCTCATATTGATTTGAAATACATTCTGCCATGGCCGCTTGATGATATAATCGTCTATGATTTTCCAATCAAAATTCATAGCAATTATTACTGCAATAATAGTTCCTGCGGATGTTCCATAGATGGTCTCAATATCTTCAATATTCCATAAACCACTGAGATTACTTTCTTTTAAAGCACCATAAAAGATGAGTCCGATGGTCCCTCCGCCGGAAATAGCCAAATGTCGGATCTTTTTGGGAGGGGGGTTCTCTAATCCTGGTTCCGGTTCCGGTTCCACTTTTAGATCTTGTTCTTCAAAATGATCTTCTTTTTCTGACATATTGCAATAAATATAAATGGTAAAAATCGTTTATATTTTTTCTGTTTCCATTATATTATTGGATTCCGATGGCCTGTTTTTTATTCACCGACGACGACGAAGCACAAAAAAAACTCAATATTGATGATTTATATGAGAAAAAGAAACAGAGGGAACTGAAACAGCTATCCATTTTCAATAAGCTGTTGAACCGTGCGCATAAGCGAATAACAACAACGGGAAAAAACAAGATCTCCGAAAAACATGTCTGGTTCACAGTTCCCGAATATATATTTGGAGAACCACTCTACGATAAGAGCGATTGTATCGGATATTTAGTAACAAAACTACAGGATAATGGTTTCCATGTTCGGTATGTTCATCCGAATACGCTGTTTATATCATGGAATCATTGGGTACCGTCTTATGTAAGAAGTGAATTCAAAAAACAGACGGGAAAGACGATCAATGAGAGGGGTGAAATTATTGATCATGGAACTGACCAAGAAACGAATGATCCGAATTCGGGTATATTTAATCGTCCGGGTTCTCAAAATCAGTCTTCCGGTGGTGAAAAGGAGAAGAAACAGTTCAACCCGATTTCCAATTATCGGCCCAATGGACAGCTTGTTTATAATAATGATATGTTTGAGAAGTTGGAGAAAAAGGTGGTCTCATTTACGCCGAATACCTGATTTTCGTCGCGCCTTTTTCATAGTCTTACGATTATTACGTCGTCTTTTTTTTGTTTTTTTTCCACCCACTTTAGATTGCGGTGGGAATCTTTTTTTTATCAAACATACTGGGTGCTGCATATATTTTATTTCTTGTGTAAATGGAGGGTTTGTAGCGTATGAATTACTTCCTTCGTTTAATTCACATAATTCTTTAATATTATAAGATTCTTCCTTTCCCTTTCTATCAAATGTTATTCTAATTTTTACTTCCATCTGCTCTGAATCATCACCTAATGGATTCCCAAACATACTATCAATGTCTCTGTATAATTCGGTTTTTTTACAAGTATACCATTGTGGTGATGAATCGCCCTTTAATTTTAAATAAAATTCGTCCCCCTCTTTGAAAATGGCCATCCGTTTATTTGATATAAAAATAGTCGTTGCTGTCAGAGTTGGCATAGGTGAGTTACATAGATTTAACACTGGATTTATAAAACCACCTAAGTTGATTATTTTAGTGTTCGGTTCGTCAGAAGAATCTCTTTCCAAGTCATAATCTTTTTTTGGATCATCTTGGATACATTTAAAGAATTCGGTTAAATGTTGTCTCTGTGATTTTTCACCATTTAGCGTAAAAAAATCGGGACGCGTTGACTTAGGCAAGTAGCGTTCAAAAAATTCGGCATCTGACATTTTAATGTACTTTTTATTAAAATCTCTTTGTGCTTCTGGCAGGTCAAGTTCAGAAAGATCTCTTAGTGACATATTAGGATTATCTTCACTAGTTACATCATGTTCTTTCAACGACTCAGTTTTATTTTCTTCGTTATTTCCACCAGTATTCTCTTTATTTTTTGATGTAGTAGGGTTCGCTATTATTTTTCCGCTTGCAATATTCTTGATAAAGTCCTCGCCATATTTTTTTTTTCCAAAACCCTCAGCAAACCCTTTAAGATCGTTTACCTCTGATAACATTACGCCTACATCGGGGATCAATTGATTTTTTTTGTCATTTATATATTTTTTCGCCTTGTCCATTTCGTATTTATATATTTCATCTTTTCCTTCGCGTAGTGCATTTTTATTAACAGGTTTTTTGAATAAAACAGCATTATTTTCGTTTGTATTTTTATATATTTCCATCTCGTTTCGTGTAATCTGTTTCTCCAGGTTTTTGGCATATAAATCCGAAATAATATCTAGCTTTGCATTTGCTGTACGGATTTGGTTAATCACATTATTAAATTTTCCCGTATATTTATCAATAAGTTTCTGAAATTCCTCATTAAATCCAAGTGCTAACTCTACACTACCTAAACCTTCAATGATTTGTGATATACTCATTAATTAATAAAATAATATTCTTATTCTTAAAATACAGCTAGAAAAGAATAGAAGAGTGCGAAAAATTGAAAACAAAATGCTCACCTAAAACTATGACAAAAGCTATGCAAAAATTTGTTATCAAAATAAAGCGAAAAGCAAGTAATACGGCGACCGAAGCAAATAATACGGCGACTGAAGCAAATGATTCTCTGGTGAAAGACCAGACGAATGCGTTTGAAATTCGGGATAATTTATCTGAATGGAAGATAACTCCCATGGAGGAAACATTAGAAAGTAAATCTCTAAATAGTCAGGGTGTGGTTGGTCATATGGTAATCAAGATAAAACGAAAGAAAACCCCAACCCCGAAATTGGAAACGCCCGAAAAATCATTTAGCAATAATTCCGATTCCGATATATCGGAAATAACGCTACTTCCTCCTCCACAAGAAGAACAAAATTCCAGTCCAAGATTATTACAAACAGCGCCACATAATTATTCCAAAACACAGAAAAAGAAGCGAACCATGACGGCTATGGAAAAGAATAAACTATGGGATATCTTTGATAATGATAAGAAGACCGAATTGGAAGACGCCGAATGCCTATATACTGCGTCCATCTCCTCTCCACCGAACATAAAATCAGCACCCGAACAAGACCTATGTATTCTTTGTGAATCCACCATGATGATCATGGATATTGGTTATCCCACTTGTACGAATAAGGCATGTGGTTGGATTTGTCGTGATACTCTGGATTATTCCCCTGAATGGCGATTTTATGGTGCAGAGGATAAGAACGCGAATGATCCAACCCGTTGTGGAAATCCGATCAATCCTCTTCTCGTGGAATCGTCGTTTGGGTGCAAAGTACTCTGTAATAATAAATCGTCATACGAAATGAAGAAGATTCGGAAATGGACAGAGTGGCAATCCATGCCCCATAAAGAAAAATCACTCTATGACGAGTTCCAGTTTATTACGGTGATGGCACAGAATGCGGGGATTCCGAAGATATTCATAGACTATGCCATGATTATTCATAAAGACATTTCGGAGCAAAAAATGTTCCGTGGGATGAACCGCGATGGTATCAAAGCCGCTTCAATTTATATCTCCTGTCGCCTGAACGGTTGTCCGAGAACTGCCTATGAAATTGCCGAAGTCTTCAAGCTGGATAAGACGAGTGCGACGAATGGATGCTCTATGGCGGTGAATATTTTGTATAATATTGAGCGAAATGTGGACCCTGAAATGAAAACGGATTTATGCACGACTTTGCCGAGTGCATTCATAGACCGTTATTGTAGCAGACTGAATTTTACGAGTGAGCTTACGATGGTGGCGAAATTTGTGGCGAAAAAGGTGGAGCAGAATAATATCATCACGGATAATATCCCGCACGCAATTGCCTGTGGAATCCTGTATTTTGTCGCGAATAATTGTAATTTATCCATTAGTAAAACGGATATCAAACATGTCTGTGGTGTGAGTGAGGTCACGATCAATAAATGTTTCAAGAAATTGGAGTCATTTAAAACCACATTGATCCCGAAGTGTATTTTAGATAAATATTCCGAGTAAATCTAAATCTTTGTAGAAAACCATCGTGTATGTTTAGTATTATTTTTTTGTGTTTCTAATATATATTTTGTAAATGGAAGAAGAGCCTAATAACGAAAATATAACGTTGGAAATTACAGAGGAGGAACCTGTTGCTGAGGAACCCGTTGCAGCGGAAGAGCCCGTTGTGGTGGAGGAACCCGTTGCAGAGGAGCCCGTTGTAGATGAGCCCGTTGTAGATGAGCCTGTAGCGGTGGAAGAACCCATTGCAGAGGAGCCTGTTGTAGTAGAGGAGCCCGTTGTAGAGGAGCCTGTTGTAGTAGAGGAGCCTGTTGTAGTAGAGGAGCCCGTTGTAGAAGAACCCGTTGCTGAGGAGCCTGTGGTAGAGGAGCCTGTGGTAGAGGAGCCTGTTGTGGAGGAAGAGCCTGCCGCGGTAGAGGAGCCTGTTGCAGTAGAGCAGCCTGTTGCTTTGGAAACCGTCCCCAAAATCATCTTTATCGTCCCTTACCGCGACAGACAACAACACCTAGAGTTTTTCAAAACACAAATGACCAAGGTATTGGAAGACATGTCTCCTTCAGACTATAAAATCTGGATTATTCACCAAAACGACGCACGTGAATTCAACCGTGGCGGAATGAAAAACATCGGTTTCTTGGCTATTAAAAACAAGTACCCCAATGATTACAAAAACATCACGATTGTTTTTAATGATGTGGACACAATGCCATATTCAAAGAACTTTTTGAATTACGAAACCACTCCTGGCGTAATCAAGCACTTTTACGGATATACCTATACACTGGGAGGTATAGTTTCCATCAAGGCGGGTGATTTTGAACGCATCAATGGATTCCCCAATTTCTGGGCATGGGGGTACGAAGATAACCTCTTGCAAAAGCGTGCGGCTTCTGCCGGAATCACCATTGATAGAAGCCAATTTTATCCCATCATGCATAAAGATATCATGCAACTAAAAGACGGTCTTCACCGCTTAGTAAATCGCGGAGAGTTTGATAAATTCTTGTCGGAAACGAATGATGGAATTTTCACGATTCAAAACTTACAATACAGTTTGGATGAGGCGACTGGATTCGTCACAGTCAATGGTTTTGTTACGAATACGGCGCCCAATCCTGCGCAAAATAGCACATTTGATCTGCGGGCTGGAAATGTACCTTTCCGTGGTAGTAGACGCGGGTCCAGAATGGGTATGTTTATGTAATTTCATAAAATGATTGAAAGAATATATTCAATCATTTTACTTAGTGTTTGTTTTTCCTTGTTTTTGTGCGGCGGGATTTGCCTCCAGCGGTACTGGGTCTTTTTTTATCTCTGCTTCGGCTTCGGCTTCGGCTTGGGCTTCTGCCTCTGATTGGGCCTCTGCTTGTGCCTCTGCTTGGGCTTCGGCTTCTGCCTCTGCTTGGGCCTCTGCTTGGGCCTCTGCTTGGGCCTCTGCTTTCTCGGGTTGGGGGGTTTCCCACCCTTTGCAACACAGCATCTATGTTAGCTCTATCCTTTTCAACCATTTTTTTCGCAGTTGTTTCTGAACCTTCTATAAATCTTCTTGAATCGTGACTTGTTAGCGAAGTTTCGCTTTCACGATAAACATCCGACGGAATAACAAAATTATCCCTTATGTTCTTTTCAATATCGTTTATTACGTGCACGTCAATAGGATTCTTCGATTGAATAGATCCGATGATTCCGATGATTTGATCTATAAATTCTGAACCGATTGATGGTAAAAATGGCAATAATAATTTGGCAATAAACCGGGATAAATGTTTTATTGTTAGGGATAAATATTTTAATGTTGTTGGTCCTGCATATTTAATAGAAAAATAAAATTGTATAATAATAATCAATAAAAGTGAATCAACGAGACGATTTAATAGTTCTTCTGTTTGTTTGGCACTAAAAGGAAACCTTTCAAATGTTGCAAGTTGATTTGCAATTTCCGCATTCATTGTGTAAAAATCACGCATCTGTGTATTTTTTAATTTTTTAATATGAAAAAATAGATCAACAGATGTATCATCACCTGCAGATTTTAGTTCAGCAATCGTACTCTCTAGTAAATTCTCTTGTTCATTGATATGATCGGATAATTCTTTAATTCCAATGTCGCTCCTATCTGTATCTACTCTATAATTAAGTAATTCGGAATTTCTTCTTATAGATTCTCTTAGATTTATTATCTGTTCTTTTAATTGTTTATTTATATCCTTAATTTGTTGAGGCGTTCCTTTTTTCGAAGTACTTTCTTTAGTTTCAGACATTATATATTAATAGAATGTTTTTTTTTGCATACCGAATTGTTTTTAGTTGGGCATGGAAACGTAAAATTGAAAAAATGTTGCGATGTTATTTAACATACATAATGAATCCTGAAATGTCAAAAACATACGAGGATGGTTCCTTATATCAAGGGAAAATCCTAAATAATCGCCGTAATGGCCACGGAACCCTAAACTTCAAGATGTACGACAGGCCCTGCATTTACATAGGAGGATGGAAAGATGACCAATATCACGGATACGCAGACTTTATCCATTGGAAACCATTCGGCGAAAAAATCCTAAAGGTCCATTATATCGGCGAAATGCGACACGGCGAAGCCAATGGTCAAGGAACTCTTACATGGGTAGATGATGATATTCGGGTCATCGGCTACTGGACCGACTCCAATTGCCTGCATGGAAAAATTATCACAAAAACATCGTCGTATTTTGGTGATATTGGTGAAAACCGCTACCCACATGGTTTCGGAAAAATCACTAGCACAGATGGAACCGTCACTGAAGGCGATTTCTTCTAGTGCCCCTTTGTAATATCCAATAAAATATCATGGATGGAAAACTCGGGCGCCCAGCCCAACTCTCTGAGTTTTTTTGCTTCTCCATCTATATTGATAATCGTCGTATCTGTTTCGCGCATATTTTTTCCAATAACCACAACTGGTGCCGAAGTATCAATATCATAGAGAGTTTGGCCATCTTTCATCAAGTGGATTCCATTCTTAGCATAAATCTCTACCACCAAGTCAAATATTTTCACACTGGAATCGCCACAGATCAAATAATCCGCGCCGACCGCTTGTTGCATAATAATATCAATCGCACGAACAACATCTTTGGCATGCAGCATATTTCTATAGGAATCCAGGTTACCCAAATAGAGCGGTTTCATCTCTTGTTTCCATCTTGTCGCATGATCCGCCACCTTGTTTAAGAGAAAATCCTTTGATTTATAGGGTGATTCAGTGGTGAAAATGACGCCATTGGAAAAGGGTAATCCATGAACATTTCTATAAAAATCCATCATGGTGTGGCCCATGATTTTTGCTATGGAATAGGGATGTAAGTGAGACATATGTGTATCGTCTTCGCCCACTTTGTATTGTACATGGCCCTTATAAATCTCGCTACTGGAGGCATGAAACATGCGTGTTTTCCATGCATGACGATGGATAATATCACCAATCTGTGCTGCAACAAGCCCGTTTGTTTTTATTGTCGTAATGGGATTATGAAATGCCTTGATGGAACTGGAAATACTGGCAAGATGGATAATGGTATCGGGACGAATAATCGTGAGTACATGTTCCAATGCAACCTCGTCGGTCATATCTATGTAGAATTTTAGAATGTCCGATTGATAGGACTCATTTGCATGTCCTATTCCATACAATGTATATGTCTTTCCATATTCTTCGCGATAATAATGCGCCAAATGACCATCGCACCCAGTGACCAAGACTTTTGGCTTGGCGGAAACAATCTCCAACTCGGGTAGAGGAAATACGATTTGTCCACCACCATCCAAAAACTCCTTCTCACGTGTAATAATTTCATCCCGGAAATGCCACGGGAGAACCAATAAATAGGCTGGAGGAGATTTCCGCATGGTTTCTTCACTGATGATTGGAATTCCACTAGAAGTCATTTTACCGACCTTCTTGAGATTACGCTCCACTGCATATTTGATTCTGTTCTCGCCAATATTCGCATATTGCAGCAAACAATTACCTTTGGTAGATGCACCATACAACCATATTTCTTTTCCATTTGCGTTGATTGCGTCAACAAAATCGCACAGCTTCTTCATTTCCGCGTCACAATCTCGCATAAATCGCATGTAAGTCTCGGGATCACGAACGCCGTATGCATTCTCAACACGAAGAATTTCCGCAATTAAATCTGCACATTCAGAATAACGCGAAGAATCTTGTTTGGCAAAATAGATGCGAAAACTACCACCATTACATTCATTGAATTTCACATCTATGATTTTGAAATGGGCTCTATCTGCAATTTCCTTGATCTGATGCAGCGCATAATATTCCAAATGTTCATGGCAAATCGTATCAAATGACTTACGCTCCAACATGGTGACTAGATAACTTTGCTCACAAGTCCAAATACCGTCATCTTCTAGGATATCGTAAATATCCCGGGCGAATTGAACAGGATCAGGCAAATCATAAAACATGGATATGGAAGAAACCACCTTACATCTGACCACGTCGCCATAAACGGCTTGAAAATTGGCGCTCGTGAAATAGTTCTCCACAAGTTCCACATCGCCGTAGAATTCTTTGAACTGTTTTCCAGTGGGGTCAACACCGATTCGTTTTAAATCGGACGAATAGTATTGTAACATGGTGGAATCATTGCTTCCGATGTCCACGATGACGTCCCCCGGATTCAATACAACCTTACTAAGAATCTCCGCTTGATAAGATTTCAAATGACCCCTCATCGTATTATTAATACCCGAACGGTAACCATATTCGTGTTCATACATCTCGGTTGAATTCGTGGTTTGTCGCAATTGTAAAAGTCCGCAGTGACCGCATAGACAGAGATCAATTGGTGTTTTGGGAGTGCTATAGTCCCCGTAAACAGGAAATCGCGAAGTAATATCCTGTTCGCCCAAATGAATGACATCTTGTAATTTCTCGCTATGACATATCCTACACGTTTTCAACAAGGTAAATAAGGGGGTGGTCATTGTCAATAATGTTATATAAAGTGATCGGCAATTCTTTATTCTGTTTTCTTGAAAAAATGAAATAGAAAAATCATAGAGTATATCGCGCCGTGGGTATAATCCTATCTAGTTCTAACATACGAACGATTTCAGATTCACAGCTGGATAATCCGATTACATGGGGAACGGAATGACACGCATGGGCAACCGTCAAAAATGCAGAAAGTCCACCGATAAAGAGTTTACATGATCGGATGGCGATGCACGCATCCATAAGTGATTCGGGCATATAGATAGGAATATCTATACCATACGTTTTTTTAAATTCCGCATAATCTTTTTCGCTGTTTGTAATAAAAAGCAAAGAACCTTCATTCTCCCCGTGTTTCTCATACACAGCCTTGAAATCTATATTAGTTATGTCGCGAAACGTCGTATTGATTAGCACACGGTCGGCCCATTTATCGTCATAGCGAATAGTTAACCATGGATTGCTCGCCCATTCCACCCCATAAATAGTGTTGAATGTTCTGTACCATGTTCCTGTATGAAATAGATCGGGGCGTTTTCGCCAAGCGCTGATATCAATATCATAATTCTGTCCGTTATATATTTGGTAATCTTCTATGTATTCTTGGCCCATGATTAGATCATATGTATCTTTATATGCACGCTCAACACCAAACGCGAATCTACACCACATTTCTGAAATATATAAGACACCTCTTTGTCCCGTTTTCCTATACATTTCGTTGATGACGGATAATTGATGGATAAAATCACCGAGAGAACCCGATCCAACATAAACAATCGGAGAAAGATGAAAAATATCTGCGGTTTCTTTTCTTATATTTACGTCTGCAATGTTTATCGTGTTTGTTGGCACGGAATCATCCTGATAAAGAATTGTGGGAGAATTGAATAATGTTTTTAGATAGTCACTAACAGGAGATTCAAAAGAGATCCAGTCGTATTCTAAAAGTAAAAAATGGATCTCGGGGATTTTTTTCAGGGCAATATTTTCGTCGGCGACGACGATTCTACAATGAGTTTCCGCATAACTTTTCTGCTCTTTGATGGATGAATCCGATAATAAATTGAATATTTTTTTGATTCGGAACCGCTTTTGGTTGAATTCAAAGATTTCATTGGCAATATTCGCAAAATCGGCATGATCTCTAGTAATAGATTTAATCGCATCCGTCAGATCCCATATTCGTTTGTTCGCATAAACGAGCAACTTGAAATAAAATGGATAGTTTTGTATATAATCTTTACATCCGTTTAACGCAGACAATTCTTTATTAATTTCTGCCAATTTAGAATCATTCTTGATTTGTCCCTTCTTTATTAATAAAATGCTATATTTATCAATCGCTTCTCCTAAAGATACTTGTACTTGCATATCTTTTATTATAATGAATAAAAAATATGAGATTTATTTACGCGTGCGGGTATATCTAGAGCGACGACGTCTATGGCTCTTTCCACCCCTATTCTTTTTTGTCCAACAACCTCCATTTCTCTTCTTAGTTCTACGTTTACCACCACCAGTCGTTGGTCGTGTAAACCCGGCTTCCCCGCGTGAATTGTATAAATAAGAAGAACCTTCCGTGCCGGTCGTTTTAATCATTGGCAACACTGTATTTTTATCTGTATCACTAAATACTCCGGAGAACATGTTTATATAATAGACGCCGATAATATTTCGTTTTACCGTTTATCGTTTACGATAATGGTTTTGCGGTTGCATGTGTGAAACATTATCCTGAACAAGTCGCCGGATATGTGTGTACCTCTTATCTCCATTCGTTACAACCTTCACCGGTACCCACTTCTTCCATTTGGTATGAAACATACATTCCATCAAGAGAACCCGCTCCAAATTCACATATTTATCCTCGTCAATATTCTGGAAATCGTCCTCGTCGTCACTATCCTCAATCGCATCCAGATCCGCATTTTCTTTGATGGTGCGGAACAGCGAATTCATCATCACACTGGTCCTATAATTCGGAATACACGCGAGGCCATAATAAACAGGTCGCCCAGTAAATCCATACGCAAAGAGATGATAGATATCATATTGTATGTCAGCGGTTACCTGGAATACAGTCGGATATCTATATTGAGGCATATTGAAATCTATACGCAGGGGGATGGTATCAAAATCATGCGTTTTTTTATTATTAGACGACTTCGTCACATTCGTAGAAACTGCCGGATTCGTCATAGTTTGTGTTTTGCGTGAAACGCCGATGTTCATATAGGGTTTAATTTGATGAAAACTACGGCATTGTAGACGATGAATGGGATAGTCCACCCTTCCGACGATTTCTTTCGGAATACCGATAATCGCCTGTCCATACGTCTCCACATCCGTTGTCATATAGGGAAGAACATAGGGCGAATTCCGCTTATTTAATAACTGCGAAAACAAATACAGAAAATTCGCCTTTTCTTTGAAATTGGCCCGCTTCAACTGCACACCCGCATAATAAAAGATGTCCTCTATGACAAAGAACGAATCGTCATCTAGGAGAGTTCCATAGAGAACCGTACCGAGTGCGAGTTTCCGGGGTATTTCTGCGGTATGATAAAATCCGCGATGTATTTCCTTTTCTTTGTTCAAATGCAACCAAATGGCTCGGTCTTTGCCTTCGTAAAATGTGAACCATATCAAGTATTTCTTCCCTTGGGGAATGGCTAATACAATATCATAATCATCGGGAACTTTCGTATGCGTGATGGTTTCATATGAAAGTTCAAATTCGGGAAGGCGTTTTACCAACGCCGATAAATCGTGGTCCTTGATCTCTTTTGTGTCTTGCATCGCGGATTGTATTCTATAAAAGGGGTATGTTTATATACGTTTCATCATCTATTCCATTTTGTTCAATTTTTCGGTTTCTTGTAAGAAAGTGGCTAAATCATTTTGCATGCCGGCTTTTTCTTCACCAGATAGGAACTCTGACGCATTTTGCTGTTTTTTCTGGATTTCTTCCACGATGGCCTTGTATTTTTCAATTTGGCGATTGACTAAAGGAGCCCTTTTGTTGTTCTTTGTGAAAAAATGATCTTGTAGATAGATCCATCCTTGATGTAATAAGAGAACCAGAATGAAAATGCCGATGATTCTGAATAAATAAGAGAACATTTGTATTTATTCATAAAATAGAAATGTTTTTGTGGGTTTTACCTTATTGCGCCGGGGGTGCGTCTTTAACCTTTTCATCTGGTTTGATGGGACTGCAACCCCATAATTTACCAGGCGTTTCTCCTGGCGGACAAGTAAAAGGCTTGCAATTACTTTTATACATTCGTTGAAACCCATTGCATTCTACTTCTTGAATTTGAGGAGAAGGAGTAGGAGTACTATTATTAGTAGGAGCATCAGGAAATGGCCATGCGCCACCATGCATACCGCCGCGCATCCCTTTTCCTTTTCCTCCTCTCATTTTCTTTATAATAGAAGGGTGGCAAGGAACGGCGGCAACAATCATCACCTTCATGGTTTTTCCGCGACCCTTGCCCTTGCCTTTTTTCTGTTTTCTATTGACATTTCTTTTTCTTGTGGCAGGCATTTTACTATAAAAAATGAATCTATATACTCTAAATAGATATTTTGAGAACCCCGGTAAGAAAATTATCCGCGCAAAATATATTTCATAAAACGAAATAAAAACGAGTCCGCATAAAACCCTAACCCATGTCACTAAACATTTTGATTATTGAAAAAACGGGCGTGATCAAAGAGCTCGCTCTCAAGACCTTCTCCGAGGCGGAACTTTATAAAAAGGCGGGCTTCAAAACCGCCACGGGATTTGAACTTCAAACCGAATGGGGCGCCGAAATCCAAGGAAAGGCATACTCGGTAGCCCTTTATGGAAAGACGGATGGTCGTGCTGGTCAGGAGAACAAATACGAACTGCCTCCTCCGTTGGATAATGTCTTGTTTTTCGGATCATGTATTTTGGTAAACCGCGCTAACGGTTTGCCTAAAAGTATTACAAAGGATGAATGGAAAAACGTATATGATCATTTGTATGGCGGATTTGAGGATTTGGACGATGACGATGATGACGACGAAGAGGAGGATGATGAAGACGAAGACGTGCCTCGTACGAAAGAAGGTTATGTGAAGGATGATTTTGTAGTGGATGATGATGAGGATGAAGAAGATTACGATGAGGAGGAGGATGAAGACGAAGATGAGGAAAGTGATGAGTCGTCGGAGGAAGAGATTGTTATAAAGACCCGTTCATCCAAAAAGACAGCAAAGTCACCAGTGACAAAGAAAGCTGCGTCAGCAAAGGATAAAAAGGTCCAAGGACAACAGCTACCAGAAGTTCTTGTGAATAATTATTTGGATTGCACGAGTGAGCTTTCCGAGGAAGAATATGTCTAATCGTGGATACATAAACTATGAAAAATTGAACTCCGATAATGAATATAAATACTAAATACATAATAGTCATTAGTATTTATAATGCCATCTTTTCGCACGATTACGAATGCCGATACATTTCGCGAAAAAATTCGCGGTAAATTCGCTGAGGTTCTAAATAACCCCGACATGGCGACGAACTTGGAGAAGGGAATTTACAATTATTCTATCAAAGAATCCACCAATAGGAAAATCATCAAAAAGTGGGAGAATCCCTATTTTGTACAGATTTACTTGGATCGGCTGCGCGCCGTATACTTGAATCTTAAAAACGACGATTTGTTGAAACAGTTGAAGGACAAAGAATTGACGCCGCAGACCCTTGCCTTTATGACACACCAAGAGATGAATCCTGAACATTGGAAGGATATGATTGAGAGGAAAATCAAACGCGATGCGAACAAATACAATGCGAATATCCAGGCGTCCACCGATATGTTCACCTGTAAGAAATGCAAGTCCAAGAGGTGTACCTATTATGAATTACAGACGCGAAGCGCGGATGAGCCGGCGACGATTTTCGTTACTTGCCTGGATTGCGGAAAACATTCCAAGTCGTAGAACATTTATCGTAATGACGCGATAATACCAATTATAATAATAATAATAATACAATAAGTAGGAACCATAGTTGGATTTGCTTGGTGCGAATCATAATAGGTGGAAAAATTCTCAGTTTTTGAAACTGGTGTTCCCACTGGTGTTGTAAAATTATCTAAAAAGGAATAATCCATGAAATAAAAAATGGCAATTAGAATAACGGCGACGACTAAAAAAATGAGGTGTGATTTTTTTAGGGAGGTCATGATAAAATATAATAACTTTACAATAGTATTATATTTTTTTACTTACAAAACAATAGATCAGTCTAACATCTCTAAATCCTTGAATTTCCAATACTCGCACCCGCCATTGGGCAACGGTCGTTTAATGATAAACGGAATCTTTTTCTCTTGGTATTCTTTCAACGCAATCAAATACCCATCTACGATATTCTCATCCACTTCAACGAAAATCTTGGCGCCCGCATTGATCTGCTTCGCTCGCTCGCCCAAAATCTTCGCCTTTTCATAACGCGTAATAAATGGAAGAGTCTTATGCAACGGATCAATGATGACACCGTTGCCATCACGGACAACTCTGGAAGAACACTCAATTTCCTCATAATTATGTGTTTGTAATTCTGGATGCCAATCCGATATGATATTTCTTTTCAGGTTTTCATCCAATTTTTGTAAATATTGTTCGTCATAATCGTCGTCGTCATCGTCCTCGTCTAAATCGTTCAGCTCCGGAAAATGATTGGTTGCGCTATTCTCGTTTTCTACATCCATGGCAAATTCATCCTCCCCATCATTCTCAATATCATCTCCCATATCCTCGTCGTTATCGGCGCTTCCTTCGGTTCCGCTTTCGGCGCCCGATTCATCATCCGTCCCTGCGTCCTTCTTCTCATTCTTCGGGTCTTCTTCTTCCTCTTCTGCCAAATCATAGTCTTCTTCGTCTTCGTATTTCTTGCTCATTGGTACAATTCTATTGATATATACCGATATTTCTAAATTGGTTTTTTGATTCAATTTTTTTCTATGTTTCGGGCTTTTACAGTGATTCTGAGCGTTTAAGATGATTCCGACCTTCCTATGCATTTACTTTATCATTCGTCTTCCAAGTAGTATCACAATCACAGCAAATATATACATATTTCATGTTATCGTCGTCGTAACGAATATAAATGACTTCGGCCGGTTCTTTCGCTTCCATGTGATTCGTTGTACATTCCATATTCGGACAGCGGACATTATAAATTCGGGGTAAGGTGGGATCCATTTTCGTATAGGGATTGATAATATGGCTGAAATTCTGTTCCCCCCCCTTCAATTGCGTGTCTAAAATACATACGCCTTCTTCTACAATGGATGTATCGTGGTTTCCGCAATGGCGACAGTAATAGGTCAGTTTGTTGGGATCCTTACTATCCACCGCAATATAGTACATATTGTCACAGTTTGTGCAAAATCTCATTATGATTCGGATTCTTATATAGTAAATAAATACTATTTCTATGTCAGTATTTATTTCAATTCAATTTTTTGTGCTAATCTCTATTCGTGGACGAATAAAATTCGTCCGTGAAAGAGATAGCAGCTAGCCGTGGTTTTGTATCCATTTGGATTTTGCGAAGCTTAAAAAACCACGGATAGACCTTAATAATCAAAAATTATTATTCCACCAATGATCAAAATGGCAAGAGACATGGTCCCTAATATTAATGTATTGTTTTGAACCATTACTAATTCTTTTGAATCATCTGCTCTGGTTTCCACGATTGTTTTATGTCCATGTTTTGTTTCTTTATTTTTACTTGCGATGTATTCATGTAGCCGTAATAGCGAATCGTTTGTTTTTGTTATTTCTTTCTGTTGTATCAAACTATTTGTAGGGATAGGTGTATCAATTGTAAATGGCGGAAGAGTGGTTGGTGCCAGAGAATTCATTGACTGCTCGGTAGAAACGGGTGCGGTTGTAATAGTGAACGGGGTAATTGTAAATGCTGGCAGAGTCGTTGGAACAATCGCGTTGGGGGAGGTAGTATTCGGGAAGGTAGTATTCGGGAAGGTAGTGTTTGGAACAGTAGTATTCGGGAAGGTAGTGTTTGGAACAGTAGTATTCGGGAAGGTAGTGTTTGGAACAGTAGTATTCGGGAAGGTAGTGTTTGGAACAGTAGTAT